TCAGTCTGAACCTTGGATGCGGTAGATGATGTTTCCCGCCATCATCGAATCTATCAGCATAGACATCGCGTGTCTGCTGTGATAGGTATAGCCGTCGATGATGCCATGGGCGCCCGCCTGCAGAATTAGCGGCAGGTACCGCTCCCATAGCGCGAGCGCCCTGACGGCGATCTTCGCCTTGGGGAACAAGGCTCGCACCCTGGCCGTCGCGGCCAGGCACTTGGTGGGACTGGCCAATACATCCAGAATGACCAACTCGGGCGTTTCCGCGTTGTCTTCCAGCTCGAAAAAACGCAGGTCCGATGCATCCAGCACCCATACCGAAAGCTCGGGATACTGGTTCAACGTCCGCCGAAAGTCCTCATAAGTGGACAGCCTGTCCGAGATTATCAATGCACGCGCCATCATCTGATCAGCTCCTCCCACCACCGCCTGCCTGGCTGCCACAGCGCAACCGGCCCCGCTAAAGTCTGCAACAGTTCCCGGCGTCCCCTGCTGTGGAAATTTCCTCATGTTTTGCGGAAAGTTCTTAGTCGCCGCCCCGTTGCCGGCGAGACGAGAACCATGTTCGGAAATTTCCCCGGCGGATTGCGGAATTTTCCCGGTCCGGAAGTGCTGCGACCCATGCATTCTTGCGCGGACATGAAGACACAACAGCCATGATCGGCGGCTCCCTCCGCCGGGCGTCTCTTGTGGCCGTGCCCGATGCCTCTTCCGAGACCATGAAGCAATTCACGCCAGTCCGGCCGATCCGACGCGCCCAGAGCACCTATGTCGCGCCGCAACCCACGCGTCAGCTCAACGTCCTGACATCCGAGACGCCCCACCCCTGGCCGCGACACCGAGAGGGCCTTCCAGGGCCGGTACAGGTGCTGATAGAAGCCCGAGGCTTCAGCGCAATGCGCGCCTGGCGTACCCATCGTGGTCTGTCCATGGCCTCGACTCAGGCGCGCACCAATCTGTGCCTTCCCACCTTGCTGGCATTGGACAGCGGCGACGTGGCCTTGTGCGAATGGACGGTCGATCTCCTGGCCAAGGCGCTGCGCGTGGATCCAGACCTGCTGCTGAAGGCGGAGATGCTTGCCGCCGCATATCGCTGTAAAGGCGAATAGGCGTTTCGCCGCAATAGCGGAATCGGGTACGTTCGGAATTTTCCGCAGCCCCATTCATCGGTTTCCCAACCTCAGAAATCCTGGACCGCTCCATCCTTGTATCAAGGCGCGAAAGGCCGTGCATTAGCGCCCCAAGCGAGACGAGAGCACGCATGTTTGTTTTGCTGGTTCACTGTACTGAGAGTTGATCATGAACAAGGTCTACAAGTGCATACTTAACGAGGCCACCGGAAAATGGGTCGTGGCGTCCGAATTGGCGAAGGGAAAAAAGAAACGCTCGTCGCGTGCCTTGATCGCCATCGCGGGCGCGCTGGTCGCCTCGGCGACGTCTGCCGAAACGCATTACTACAGCGTCAATGACGGCGGAACGCCGGCGGCCAACTATGCGAACGACGGCGCCACCGGCGCCGACGCGCTGGCCGCAGGCATCGGCGCGACCGCATCCGGCGAGGGCAGCACCGCCATCGGAACCGAGACGCGGGCTTCGGGTTACGGCAGCACGGCATTGGGATTCAAGAGCGTCGCCGAACTCGCCTATGACGTCGCCGTCGGGAATGGCGCACGCGCTGTCGGAGGCCAATCCTCCGCATTCGGCCCAAGCGCCTATGCTTCCGGTACGAGTTCGACCGCCATCGGCTCCGCGGCGCAGGCCACCAACGCGTCCTCCGTGGCGATAGGCGACAGTTCGCTCGGTTCTGGATTCTGGAGTACCGCCATCGGTTCCCATGCCACCGCCTCGGGCTACAGGTCCCTCGCGGCTGGGCCTGAAGCCAGCGCCACGGTGGCTGGCGGCGTCGCCCTGGGCAGCAACTCCGTATCGAGTACGGCGGCTGGAGTCGCGCCATTTATTCCGCCTCGCACGACCGCAGCTCAAGCCAGTGCCATCGCCGCGACGACGAGCACGAGCGGCGCCGTTTCGGTAGGCGATTCCACAAACGGCCTGTATCGCCAGATCACCGGCGTAGCCGGGGGCACGGCGGACAGCGACGCGGTGAACGTCGCCCAATTGAAAGGCGCTTTCGCCAGCTCGCAGACGCATTACTACAGTGTGAACGACGCGGGCGTGGCCGGCGGAAACTACAACAACGACGGCGCGACGGGCATCAACGCGCTGGCCGGCGGAGTCGGTGCGACCGCGGGCGGGCGAAGCGGGCTGGCGATGGGCGAGTCGTCGAAGGCTTCGAACAACGACACGGTGGCCATCGGTCATAACGCGACCGCTGCGAGCGCCAACGCCGCCCATACCGACATGATCGCCATTGGATTGAATGCCAACGCTTCCAACGATCATGCGCTGGCCATCGGATTTGCTTCCGTAGCGAAGAGCGCCAATTCCGCGGCGGTTGGCGCCAACGCCACGGCAAGCGGCGACGCCGCTTCGGCATTCGGCCACAATGCCACGGCTAGCGGCTCGTCGAGCACGGCTTTGGGTCTGGGCGCCAGCGCGTCAAAGGGCAGCGCGGTAGCGTTGGGCAACTCCGCCAACGCGGCCGCCGACAACTCCACGGCGATCGGCTACCAAGCGGCGACCTCGGCCGTCGGCACCATCGCGATGGGCCAGGGAGCGAAAGCGCAGACAGGGGCAGCGAACGCCATTGCCATCGGCAGCGGTGCGATCGCTTCCGCCTCCGCCGTCAATTCGCTTGCGCTAGGTAGCGCCGCCGTAGCCTCGGTCGGCGACGGCGTCGCATTGGGCTCAGGCTCGCTGGCGACCACGGGCGCTTCCGTCCAGGCCTACAATCCTCGCACCGGAATGGCCTCGACCGACGCGGGCGCCGCCTGGAAAAGCACGCTGGGCGCCGTGAGCGTCGGCAATGCCGCCACTGGCAAGACCCGCCAGATCAATGGCCTGGCCGGCGGCACGCAGGACACCGACGCCGTCAACGTCGCACAGTTGAAAGCGTCGACGGCCGACGCGGTAATGTACGACGGCAGCACGCACAACACCGTGACGCTGACCGGCGATGCCTACGACTCGAGCGCCAAGACTGGCGGCACCCGCATCCGCAACGTCGCGCGCGGCGTGGGCGACAGCGACGCCGTCAACATGTCGCAACTGAACGAGGCCAACACTCAGATCTCGAACGTGGACAACCGCGTCACCAACGTCGACAACCGCGTCATCGGGCTGGAGAATGACGCCCTGCTGTGGGACCCGGCGGTCAATGGCGGCGCGGGCGCCTATAGCGCCAACCACGGCGGCGTCGGCCCCAGCAAGATCACCAACGTCGCCGCCGCCGAGCTCACGGACGCCAGCACCGACGCCGTCAACGGTAGCCAGTTGAAGGCCACCAACGAGCAGGTGGCCTCTATCGACAACCGCGTCACCACGGTGGAAGGCGACGTGACCACCATCGGCGACCGCATCGAGAACGTCTACAACACCGGCACCAAGTACTTCCACGCCAACTCCACCGGCATCGACTCCCAGGCCATCGGCCAGGATTCGGTCGCCATCGGCATGGGCGCGGTCGCCAGCCATGACGGCAGTGTCGCCCTGGGCGCGGGTTCCAATGCTTCCGGCGCCACCCTGGGCAACCAGGCCTATCTGGTGGGCGGCACCGCCAGCGGCGAGGTCAACGTGGGCAATCGCCGCATCACCGGCCTGTCGGCCGGCGCCGATGATTCCGACGCCGTCAACGTCGCGCAGTTGAAGCAGGCAGCCGCCGACTCCACGGCCGATGTCGTCAAGTACGACAACAGCACGCATAACACCGTGACGCTGACCGGCGACGCCTACGACTCGAGCGCCAAGACCGGCGGCACCCGCATCCGCAACGTCGCGCGCGGCGTGGGCGACAGCGACGCCGTCAACATGTCGCAACTGAACGAGACCAACACCCAGATCTCGAACGTGGACAATCGCGTCACCGCGGTGGAAGGCGATGTGACTACCATCGGCGACCGCATCGAGAACGTCTACAACACCGGCACCAAGTATTTCCACGCCAATTCCACCGGCGCCGACTCCCAGGCCATCGGCCAGGATTCGGTCGCCATCGGCATGGGCGCGGTCGCCAGCCATGACGGCAGTGTCGCCCTGGGCGCGGGTTCCAATGCTTCCGGCGCCACCCTGGGCAACCAGGCCTATCTGGTGGGCGGCACCGCCAGCGGCGAGGTCAACGTGGGCAATCGCCGCATCACCGGCCTGTCGGCCGGCGCCGATGATTCCGACGCCGTCAACGTCGCGCAGTTGAAGCAGGCAGCCGCCGACTCCACGGCCGATGTCGTCAAGTACGACAACAGCACGCATAGCACCATCACGCTGACCGGCAACACGTACAGTTCGGTCACCAAAACCGGCGGCACGCGGATCACCAACGTCGCAGCGGGCGTCGATGGCGGCGACGCCGTCAATCTCGACCAACTGGAGGCGGCGAAAACCCGCTACTACAGCGTCAATGACGGTGGCGTGATCGGCGCCAACTATGCAAACGATGGCGCCACCGGCGGCAACTCACTGGCCGCCGGCGTCGCCGCGCAAAGCAGCGCCACGCAAAGCGTCGCTCTCGGCTACAACGCGAAGGCCTATTCTGCGCAAAGCGTGGCGCTGGGCGCCAACAGCATCGCGAACGCCAGCCTGACCGCGAGCGCCTACAACCCCACCGCGCTCTACACCCTGGCGGGCCTGACCCCGATCGGTGAGGTCTCGGTAGGCTCGGCCGGCAAGGAACGCCGCATCACCAATGTCGCGGCCGGCGCCGCCGACACCGACGCCGTGAACGTCAGCCAATTGAAGTCGGCGGTCAGCGCAATCTCCGCCAACCCGCCGGGCAACGACCGAGCGGTGACCTACGATGGCGCGGCCGGCGCCCCCAAGGACAAGGTGACCCTGCAAGGCACGCCATCGACCGACGGCGGCAAGACCGGCGGCACGATCATCACCAACGTCAAGCAGGGCGAGGTCTCCAAGACCAGCACGGACGCCGTCAATGGCAGCCAACTGTATGAGACCAACCAGCGCGTCGAGAATATCGATGTCCGCGTAAGCAACGTCGAGAACAAGTTCGTCGAAACGTTCAGCAGCCTGGACAACGGCTCACGCTACTTCAAGGCCGACGGCACGAACACGGACGCCGACAAGGCGACCGTGCAAACCGGCACCAGCGGTGTCGCATCGGGGTCCAATGCGGCCGTCTCCGGGAAGAACGGCGTGGCCATCGGGAGCAACGCGGTTTCTGCCGCGGAAGAGACCGTGGCAGTCGGCGCCGGCGCCACGGCATCGGCTTCCGGCGCGACCGCCACCGGCAGCGGCGCGCGAGCGTCCGGCAAGAGAAGCTCCGCGGTCGGCCAGAAGGCAAGCGCCAGCGGCAACAACTCCGTCGCGGTGGGCGCCGGCGCCAAGGCCTCGAATACCAATAGCGTGGCGCTGGGCGCGGATTCGGCGACCGACCGCGACAACTCGGTTTCGGTGGGCTATGCCGGTGGCGAGCGGCAAATCACGAACATGGCTGCGGGTACCGCTCCGACCGACGGCGTCAACGTGTCCCAGTTGAATGACACCAAGAACGACATCGTGAACTACACGAACGGGAAACTGCGCAACCTGCGCAACGATGCCAACGCCGGAACGGCGTCGGCCATGGCCATGGCTGCGCTGCCGCAGGCGACGCTTCCCGGCAAGGGTATGTTCGCGCTTGGCGGCGGCACTTACGGCGGCCAGAGCAGCCTGGCTGTCGGAATATCCAGCATGTCCGAAAGCGGCAAGTGGGTAGTCAAGGCAAACGCGACCACGAACACCCGGGGCAATGTCGGCGCCGCGGTGGGAGTCGGTTTTCACTGGTAAACCGCTGGTGATTCAACGGGTCCCGCGGCCGCCACCGCCGCGGGACCTGAATGATTTCGTTTCAGAGCGGATTTCGCAGCTCCGTCCGACGACCCGCGGTTTCGCTCAGCCCGCGCCAATGAGGGAACGGCTTTCCTTTCCATCATCCGCCGCCGGTTCGTCAGATGGGAACGGATCGAGCGAGACCCGCTCCTGGGCATGAGTCGGAACAACGTATTCCTACCAGCCAGGCTATCGCGCCTCGAACCCAAAAGAAAACAGCCGCTGTAAGCGGCTGTTTTCTAAGGAAATTTTGGGGTGGCTGATGGGACTCGAACCCATTTAGGCGGGGAATCGAGGGGCATCATGGGTATTAAATCCCTTATTTATCAAGAGCCAAGCCAATATGCTTTCCCCACAACTCCCCCGATTGTTCCCTGGATTGTTCCCCGAGATTGCTGGCATCTTCGATGGCCCTATACTGGCCCTTCCGACCGGGAGGGCACCATGTGCAGCCACTACACCGCGCTCAAGAAGCAGGCACAGCTGGAAAAGTACTTCCGGGCGCGCGGCATTCCGCTGCCGCCGAAGTCGGACATGTGGCCCCGGTACGCCGGCCCGTTCATCCGCCGGCCACTGGAGCATGACGCCGGCGACGAGGCGGTGCCGGAGCGCGAAACCGTCGTCGGCCGCTGGGGCATGGTTGCCCCGGGCACCGCGCCAGAAAAATTGAAGGATGCCGAAAAGCTGCCGACCTTCAACGCGAAGAGCGAAACGGCCAGCAAGCTCTGGACTTTCCGCCTGGCCTGGCAGCACGGGCGGCGCTGCATCATCCCGGCAGAGGCAATCTTCGAGCCGGACTGGCGCCCGGTCTACGAGGGCAAGACAAAGAACCCAGTGCCCACCCGCTTCAGCCGAGCCGACGGCGCGCCGCTGGGCATCGCCGGCCTGTGGGACCGTTATCGAGACGCCGCCGGCCAGTGGCAAGAGAGCTACACCATGCTCACCATCAACGCCGACCAGGACCCGCTGTTCAAGCACTACCACCAGGCCGGCAAGGAAAAGCGCATGGTCGTCATCCTGCCCGAGGGTGCCTACGAGGACTGGCTGACGGCGCCGGTCGCCGACACCCGCGAATTCCTGGTGCCCTACCCTGCAGACCGACTGGTCGCCGAGCCCGTGGAAAAGGCCGAACCCTGACCCCATTTAAGGCGGAATATACTGTTCATCCACACAGTATTTTCACCCAAGCCGCATCATGGGTAAGCCCGTCCGCACCCCTCCAATCCCTCTAGACCGCCTAATCGCGCTCTGGAAGATTTCCCTTCCCGTCAGCATCGAGCGCGAGCTGCTGTCAGAGATCGCCAGGCTGCACCGGGTGATAACTGAGGCCCGTGACCTTACAGACACCATTGAGACTGCATGGGCCGAAGAGGTCGGCAGTCGCTTCGTGGCAATCCACCGAATGCGGGCCCTGCTGGACGACGAGCCGGCCGTGATCGGACGGCATCTCAAATCGCCGACCGTGCCTAAGGCTTCGTCCTAGCCGCGGCCTTTGCCCAGGCGTCCCCCGCCCTCAATCCGTCGACGGCTGCGTCAGCATCTGCTGCCAGTGCTGCATATTCGTCCGTGCACGCTTTGAGAACGTCCCAGGCTCGGGTAGCGGCTTGCTCAGAGAGGCCGGCGCGGGCGGCAGCTTGGGCGGCGCGGGCACGCTGGGCGGCGATGGCGTCCCGCAAGCTGACAGCAGCACCAGCAGCAAGGTCACGCTCAGCATTCGATAGGCGGGTTGCTTCATTGGCTTTCTCCAGGCGGCTCGTGTAGTCGGCCACCATTTCCTCTTCCTGGCGCCGATACTGCGCCTCGATCTGGCGGGCGTTGGCCGCGGCCTCCAGTTGCGTGCGGGCAACGCCGGCCGCCTCCCGATGCGCGCCGTACCAGCCCACGCCCAGCACGGCGCCCACCACCAGGGCAGCGCCGATCAGGTAGGGCAGCGCGGCGCGCAGCATCGGGTTCATGGCACCACCTCGGCGACCGCCTGGCGGTAGAAGTCCGGCCAGGTCTGCGGGTGCGGCTTGCCCGGTCGCCACGTGCGCAGGTACAGCGCCCAGGCTGCATCCGCGTCACCCACAGCCGGCAGGCGGCCGGGATCGCTCCAAAGAAGCAGACGCGCCAGGCCAGCGGCCAGCACGTCGTCGTTTTCGATGGCATCCCAGATAGCCGCATCACGGGCCGGAACGCCGCGCGCCTGATACAGAGCTGCGGCGGCCGCGCTGGTAGCGGTGTGCAGGCGCACGCCATGCACCATGCCCCCGCCCTGCTCTGCCTGCCAGAAACTCTTGGCCGGGCCGGTCGGGCGCGGCGGGTTGCCAACGAGTTGTCGGCGATGCTCGAACCGGCTTTCTTGCAACCCGATGGCCAGTAGCATCACGCGCGCCTCCGGCGTATCCATCCGGGCGGACAGCAGGGCCAGCGCCGGGTCGATACCCGTTTTTATGATCTCGGATAGGGTCATGGCTTGGGCGTCCTGATGTGCTTGACCGTCACGGCGGCCACATAGAGGGCGGCGGAAGCCGCGAGCGCCGCATCGCCGACGCTGGCCCAGCCCGCGACGAAAGTGCGGCAGGCGGCGCCGGTCGCGGTGAGGCAGACGGCAGACAGCCCGATTCGCTCAAGCGTTGTGTCCTCGATGGATCGCGCGAACACGGCCAGCGCCGCCCCGCCGGCCACCACCAGCCAGCAGATAAACGCCAGAACCGCCCACAGCGTCAGGTAGATGGTGCTGTCCATGTCACGCTCCTTTTCCGCGCACGCGGTCAATCACTGCCTGCCACAGCGCGCCAATCGGAGCCGCCTGGACAGCCTCCCAGGCTCGCGACACGATGGCCATGCCGAACATGCCCGTCAGGAAGCCGACCAGGCCCTCCGGAATGCCCAGCAGCAGCGACAAGTACGGCGAGGCGTAATAGGCCACCAGCGAGCCGCTGGCCGCCATGCTCAGGCGCGCCGGCCAGGAGCCTTGCAGATAGCGCATGGACACGGCCGCGCCCAGCACCCCGGCAAACTTTGCCGCGAGGGCATCGAAATCTTGGATGTTCAATCGCGTCCCCTATAGACGAAAAAAATCCCGCCGAGGCGGGTGTTAATATCCGGAAAAATTGAAGGAGAGGTGCATGTTCCGTAGGATTCAGAACGCAGTGAGACGGGCCCGGCCGCAGGACGCGGATGTGAACGTCGCTCCGTCGCCGGCCCCCCTCGGGCACGACTTATCCGCTGCTGCGCTTCCGGTACGGCAACGGGAATCGCCCGAGGTCTCACGGCTGCCGATCTCCGAGGAATTCCATGCCGCGTTCAGGCAAGTGATGCTGGACTCCTTCTATCGAGACAACCCTTACATCGATATCACTGACACCGAAGTCTTGAACGCCGACGTTGCGGCGCATGCCGAGCACCGTTTTCGCAGTTTTGAAACGTGGATTGACACGTGGCTAGCACCAGCTGTGCCGGCGCTTTCATCAATGACCGCCCTGGAGATTGGCCCGGGCACCGGTTCAAGCACGCTAGCGTTTGCGCGTCGAGTCCGCCATGTGGTCAGCTTCGAAATCGATGCGCAGGCAATGGTTGCGGCGCGCGCGCGATTGGCATACTTCGGGCAATCGAACGTGGAATTTCACGAACGGCAGTTCGATGAGACAAGCGAGTTTTGTCAAGCTGGCCACCAAGTCGACTTGGTCGTGCTCTGTGCCGTCCTGGAACACATGACGTTGCAGGAGCGGACCGCGACATTGCGCGCCGCGTGGCGATGCCTGCGCCCGGGCGGACTGCTTGTTGTCGCGGACACACCGAATCGATTTGCAGCCCTCGACCGGCACACCAGCCTGTTGCCGTTCTATTCCGCACTGCCGCAAGACATTCAGGCGGAGTACGCCAAGAACGCCCCACGCCGCGACCTCCGCGTCTCGATGGAGAATACGGCCCCCGCCGACGTGGCCGAGCGCTTGACTCGCTGGGGTGCAGGCATCTCATATCATGACTTCGAGATCGCTTTGGGCCGCGAGATCCACGAGTATATTTTGCTTGATGGGTACGAGCCGGCCATTCTGGATATCTGCCCGGACACTATCGATGATGCGCTGCTACGCATCGCCTTTCACCATCACGCACCTGGCCTGAGCCCCGCGTTCAGTCGTAGCAACCTTTATTTCGTCGCGACCAAACCTGCGTAGGGTGCCTGTGATGCGGGAACCTCAGGCCATGCCGGTTGCGCCAGGGTGAGATCCGTGCGATTGACGGCCACCCGGTATTGTTTCCAGGCTTTTAGCAAAGCTATTTCGTCCGATGTCGCTTGATCAAGGTCCACTGCGTCTTGCAGCGGTGCAATGCGGACGGCCGCCACGGCCAGCAGCGCGTCCCGTTGTTGCGCATTGAAAATCTGAATCTGCTCAGGAGTGAGCGGTGGGGGGGCTTGCAGCGCCGGGTTCCCATCCGCATCTGAGGAAAGCACCTTCCCGCTAGCGAGGCCTTCCAGCAGGGCACTGTATTGCTCGTCAGTCAAAGCGACACAGTAAAGATTGCCCTTGGTGTCGTCGTCGTAGAAGCCGTTCATAGACTTTGAATAGTAGAAGGTCATGGTTTCTCCTTAATAACCCAACGCGAACCACCAGGACGTGCTTCCATCCGGCGCCCGTGTGGTGGTAGCCGACCACGAAGACACTGCCATCCCGACTTTTGGATCTAAGCCGGGAGGGGAAATCACAGTCGAGAAGTAGCCGACTTCAGTGACGGGCGGGGAATTGGCGCAAGCGAGTCTGGCAAGAAGATTGTTGGGGAACGCGAGAGGGAATGTGACCGATACCGGCGCGCCGTTCGCGCTGCTGACCGATCCAAAATTGAGAATCAGCCCGCCAGGGAGCTTCTGCGCCCCGAGAAAAATCGAGCCAATCGTGATCGATCGGTTCGCGCCCAGGAAAGCATCCGCGAGCTTCAGCGGAGTAAGCAGCGTCGTGTCGTCCGTCTGTGCTTGAGCCTGGGCCGTCGACGCAATACCTGCGCCCATCGCGACCCAGTTCGCACCACCAGAATCCGGATTCGTAGTGTTGTTGTCTACGAGGTTCAGCCATTTTCCGTTCCCAGAGGCAGCGGACAACACCGCACCTTTCGGATATCCACCCACCGCCGTGGAAAAGGCAGCGTCGTAACCATAGCCGCCTCCGGCCTGAGACCACCTCACTGCGGCGCTCAAAAAGTTCAAAATACCGTTGAAGTCTGCCCCATAGGGAGGCACCCCTCCGGCGGCCAACGGCGTCATCGTCAACGGCGGGAATCCGTCCGTAAATGACGCCAAGCCTGGCGTTACGCCGATCTGCGACGGTACTGGGATGGTGTTCTTAGTCCCGCTGTTGGCGAATGGGACGGCCGACTTGGTAGGTGCATTACTGGCTTGCATGGATAAGCCCCGAAGATGTGAAGAAAACGCCGGAACCGAACGGCTGCATTACAGCCTCGTTGAACCCGAAAGTTGTTGGAACGTCGACCTGCAGCAGACTCGATAGCACACCTGCAGGCTTTGGAATCGCGCCCGACCGTGTAAGGATTGCAATCTCATACGGCTCCAAGGCGAACTCAAACATATACCGAAACTCCATCTTTCCCGTGTCGGACACATAGCAGCGCCCGCGCCCTGCAAACAGGTTCGTCAGGAGCCGATTGAGACTTGGTGAAGTGCAATCCGAGATATTGGCCAGCGCCTTTACAAGGATCAGCTTGCGATACGCGTCGTCGGCCAAACGGTAGGTCTGCGACGTTTGTACGCCGGTGTACATGGGCGCCTGGTTGAAAGGCTGCCAGTTCAACGCCTCGTTGTAGCCAAGGAAGGTCTCGTCCCCAGGAATGGTCAGCATCCGGCCAACACCAACAATCCTGCCCCAGATATCCAATCCGAAGCCCTGCGCCGTCTCCACGTTCCAGACATAGTCGTAGAACGCATCGAAATCCGTGTCCGGATTGATGTACTCATCCATGTTGCGAATGAGCTGGCGTAACGTAGGGCTGTTCGCGTACTGGCTGATGACCGTACGATCCGCCAGCGTCGGCGCGTCGTCCTGGTATTCGTAGGTATAGCTGCCGGTCCAGGTCAGGGAAGCGCCGATGGCCGGCGCCTGGCCCATTGTGAATAGCCCCGCATCAGATAGTGCGAAGTCCGTTACGGTTTGCGCGGCCCCCGACGTGGCGATGTAAGAGGTATAACCTTGGTCATACTCGATCTGAGCTCCCCATACATAAATTCCGCCGACACCATCCCCGACGAAAGACGCAGTCCCGGTCAATGTATTGTTGGGGTAAACGGCGAAACCCGTAGTGCCGACGATATCGCTGTTACGGAGAGTTCTAACCCAAATCCTAAACCATCCATCCGGAAGCGCATCAACGCCTCCCACCGGGCTGGTGCCATTGACGCTCAATTCGCCCGTCAACAAATTGACGTTGGCGGTAGTCCTTTCGGCTTGCGCCGCATAATTCAATGACTCCAGGCGTGCAAAGTTGTATCCGGCCGCCTTTACGTAAATGCTCTGAAACCCCTCCGATCCAGCTGGGCTGCTCACGGAGTTTCGTGCAGAGTGCGACTCCAATACCGTGGTCGTCACAACCTTGGCTGCAGTCATCGTCCCGTCAGGCGCGAGTGCCGCATTGAGTTCGACCGTAGCGCCTACCCGGTTCCACCCGGGGCCAGATACATCCTCCGAGTATCTGAGATGATTCGTCCTCGGCGTCGGATACAACCTCTGGTTGCCCTGCCAATCCTGACGCCATACCCCCGTGGGCGTTATGGACGTCACAACCTCGCGTGGTCCGCCGATCTGGAATTCCGTCGTCGCGCCGTCACCAACTCCAAATTGCGCAGGCTCGAATACGTTGACGATATTCGTTGTCATACCAAGGACACCGTGATGTTCGCCTCCGAGATGGTAGGCGTCCGGTTGATGGGGATGGTGACGCTGGGAAGCGTCGGCGCGGTCGTGCCAAGGAGCAGCGAGATAATCGAAATGCTCTGGTCAATCGCCACAATCGGGGCGTAATAGCGGCTGGCGAACAAGGTAGAGCCGATTCGCGCGCGCAGGCCACCATCTGCACCGGTAAATGCCGCGATGATCGCCTGCTTGGTCAGCGCAACGATGTTGGACGGCAGGTTTGGGTTGTTGGCGATCTGCACTGAGAACAGGACCGGAAGCGCGCTCGGCGTCTGCCACTTCACCACATAGGATGGGTAAGGAAATTCATAGCCGGCCGTGTCCTGGACGGTGTAGCTGGTATTGCCGTTGTAGTCCGCACCGTTGGACTTCTTGCGCCAGATTGCATCCGCGATAGAAGCCGCAGCGCCGCCCACAACTGCCACATAGATGGAATGGGGGATCAACGTCACGCCACCTACCGTGACGTTCGAGCTGGTGTTGTTCTCCGTCACGTAGACGTCAATGACGTCTGCAACGTTCAGCACGTTGGCATAGATGGCGGGCAAAGAACCGACTGCATTTAGAGCCACCGACTGGCGCCGGCGCTCTTCGAACTCGGCTCGATTCTCCACCAGGCTTCCGACCGTCCCATCGGCAGCGTTGCTGATCGAGTCCCAGCCGGGAATGGCCTGATAAATCTGATTGAGCGCGCCGGGTGCACACGGGATCGGGCCATCCACCGCGCAAGCGAAGGGAAGATCAATGCTACCCGTCGGCGGAATCGTACCGGCTTGGGTGCAAAGGTAGCGGTTTCCATCAACCGCCTGCGCTGTCGCACCTACTGGAATGACAACGCCTGCCAGGCCCACACAGGTCGCCATAACCGTCGTCGGCGTTCCAGGCTTGCGGTCGATGAAGTAGATCCGCCCGATGGCATCCTGCATGCGACCAGCCGCGAACGCCGGATCAACCTGATTTACGTAGCTGGCGAACTCATTGTTCTTGTCGCCGATGATGGCCGTGGTGCTTGACGCCAATTGCCCTTGCGGCGTCTCAAGCGACTTGTTCAGCCCACCACCGAACGCGGTGTCCATGTCGGTCAACACGCCAGCCAGGATGTCCGATTCTTCGGGCAACACCAGCCCTTCCGGCGTGAATTTCAAGCCGGGAACTTGGGAGCTAATAGCCATAGTTGTCTCAGAAGCTGACGGACTGCGATGTGCCGTCGGTCAGAGTGATTTCCACGTATCCGGTCAGCGTGCGGTCGGTGAAATCGGTAATCGTACAGACGGCACCGGCCACTTCTGGGACGGTCATTGCTGCCTTCTGAACATACTCGCGGACCAGCGCCAGCGGCGGCCTGTAGCCCAGGATATCCTGCCAATACGGCACACCTGGAGCCTTGTTGTAGAACAACTCGCCTTTGAACAACTTGATGGCACTTGCGACATCTTGGGCGACCGCGTAGGGATTGGAAGCCATCGCAATATTGCCAGCGGCATCCAGGACGAGATCCCACACGGTGCGGTCTAGGAGCAGGGTGTTCATGGATTCGGTGTCCCAGTGTTAGACGAGCCGCTCTGCACGCCTGAGTGGGTGTGCGTGCTACCCACGTCCTTGCCGTTGTTGCGCAGAGTTCCCAGCGTGTCCATGTCGCCCTGCCAGGTCGAAGTGCCGCCGTAGGAGCCAGCGCCCTGCTGCACCGTGCCGTTCAGTACGATCACGGGCGAGTTCAGCGCGCACCGCGTCTCCGCATTCAACTCAATGGCCGGCGCCTGGACTGTCACCTTGGACGGCGACACCACGTTGATGCCGTCAGCGGTGAACTGCACGTACTGCACAGGCGTCCCGTTCAGCAGCCCGCCAAAGTAAAGCCCGTCAGCCATATCATGGGTGCGCCAGGATCCGGGATTGGCTTGCTGCTTGCTTTCCTTAACAGCCGACAGGTCGCGGCTGCCAAACGCCGCCATCCCGATATCGCCCACCTTCGGGTCCAGGATCACGGCGTCGGTACCTCCTTGCAGCCGGAAATACGGCAACTGGTGCAGCACCGCGTGCGGAACGGCATTGCCTGCGCCGTCCAGTTGGTTCACCAGAGGCTGCACGTCTACGAACCCAACGGGCGACAGGTCACCGTTGTTCGTCACCGACACCACTCGAACCAGCGTGGCGGTATTCAGACGGGCGAGGGCCTGTCCGATCACGAACATGAGCGCGCCGTAATCTCCAACACCCTCTCCGGCTTGAGCCTGCCCGGCATATCCGTATTGTTCAGCCATTTACTATCCGTCGACAGAGAATTTGAGACGTCCAGACGCCTCCCGGCACCTCGGACTCCAGTTGGTGCACGACGCCCACAATTGCCCACTCGCCGTGCGCCGCTTCGATTGAGGACGTCACCTGCACGGATCGGCCCATCCCAACGTCCGGCGTGTAGAGCAAGTTACATGCGATGCCCCCACCAGTGAACGTTGGGTAGCCGATGAGGTTCACCTCCGGCGACACTTCGATCGGCGGATCTACCCGCTTCCCATCGGCGGGCCAGATCGCGAGAATGCCGCGCTCAATCGTGTAGCTGACGCGCGCTGCGCGTGCGCATGCGCGAAGCTGATCCACATCGGTCCCGGGGAAATAGGGATTCGACAACATCACATCGACCCCGTTGTTCTGGAATGCCAACTCCATCGAGGCTGCTATATCTCGCATCACCACAGATACTGATGTCGCCCCGCGGTATGACCGCGGCGGCACGGGCTTGATCGCCTTCCCCGCCGCAGACAGCGCCACCACGTTGAAGGCCACCTCGGGCGCTTGGTTGTAGTCGGCCCAAGCCTGGTCAATATCCCCTTCGTAAAGCGTGCTGAGGGTATTCCGCTCATCCCCGGCCTCGACCCGAATTCGATTTCTTCCGCGCCGCTCGGTCATCACCGGGCCGATAGACGTCAGCTTGTTCATCATGTCCTGGCTCAAACCGAAGATTCGAAGCTGGAGCTGGCTCTGAACGTCTGCCGTGTAAGCGACGACAGCGGCCGATACGCGGTAACCGCTCAGCGTGACGTCGGGTCCTTTGGTATCCCCGAACTTCCCTTCGCCCAGGCTAATGGTGACGTCGATCCGGCGCTTGATAAACGTCATAGGTCGCCCTCTTCCAGGTACACCAGAATGAACCGGTCGCCCAAGCCGGTGTACTCCGGGTCTGCATGGCCGCGCCGGTCGATGAATGCCAAGTCGCCGACGAAACCGCGATAAACCTCGCGCACCAGCCGCACGCGGTCGTGGCACAACACTGTGGTCACAATCGGCTGATGGTTGACGAACAGATCCAGGTATATGCCCGTTGACTTCTCGTAGACGTTGACCTGGCAGCTTTGACCAGCCAGAACAACGCTCAACGACTGCGACGGCACAGCGCGAAGGGGGATCTTCCTCATTGGAACTCCGTGCTTAGAGTCAATGGCTCGCCCGGCTCCGTGCCAAGCGGAAAAGTCTGGACCTGGCCATTGCTCTGCGGGTCGGCGCCACTAGGCTCTTCAGTTTCAGCAAACTGCGCAATCGCGGTCTGGCGCACCTCCTCCAGGTACAGCTCGACAATCAGCTGGCTAGACCCGCCGCGAGAGTCTCGGGTGTACGCGTAGTTCACCAGGTTGGCCGAGGCATAGACAATCTCGGGGGTGACGACGGAGTACAAGTCAGTGCTGCGCACGATCCGCTCCAACACCGCAAGCATGACATTGCGCGATGCCAAATCGCCGCTGTGTGCCAGCCGAATCGCCGCGTCGTAGGGTGTGTCCACCTTATTGAACGACGAAAACCCGCCTTGCTCCACAGGGAAACTGGAGATCCGGCCGCCGTTTCGGAAGCGCACGCCCAGGAACGAGTCGAAGACCACCGCCTGTTGCCCTTCCTGGGTATACAGCCCCCAGAGGGGTGTACCAAAGAGCAGTTCCGTGAGGCCGCCCAAGCCGATGTTCACCAGCTCGGGCAACGACGGGATGGTCGTCTCCCGAAAGATCGCCGGGACGCCGGGCACCTGCGGGACATTAGGGAAAGGAATCAGCGCCATCAGAAAAGCCCTGTGTTGCCCTGTTGAACCAGGTTTTGGTTTTTGCCCATGCCCGCTAGGTCGCGCGCAATGCCATGGCCATCGGTAGCCGCCGATACAATCGTGATCGGGCCGCTGATGTGCGTTTCGCTCGAGTTGTTCGTCGTTGACGTCGTAGTGTTGCTCACGGGCTGCGCGGTCGGCTGAGCGGCCTGCGCTGTCCCTACCGACGCCAACGCGCCATTCTTTAACGCCTCGGCTTGCGCAAGCCTCGCCAACTCAGTTGCTACGGCAGCGCGCTCTTCAGCCTTCTTCTCCTTCTGCGCAGGAATTTCGAAGTCGGTCGTAACCACACGGCTAGCGTCCTCTACTGACTTGGCCGCTTTCAGCTTGTCTCCAGCCGCCTTGTGGGTGTTTCGCAGCTCCCAATCAACGAAGGCATATTGCTGATCCCTCGTAGCTTCCGAAAGCGCCACGCCCATGACCTGCTTGAACATGTCGACGCGCTCGTTGCGCCACTGAGCTACACCGAAGGCTGTACCGCTGTCGCCAACGGCGCGGTGGTCCAGCTTGGCGCCGCTTTCAGCCTGCAAATTATTCACAATGCCGATAGCTTGGGCGCGAGACCAGCCCATCTTTTCAAACTTGGCGATGGCATCGCTTGCATCTGGTGTCAGGCTGGCCGCCGGCCTCGGCGAATTGGCCGCTCGTTCGGCTTCTCGCGCAGCCTTTGGCACGGTCGCCTCAACGCCAATATCGAGTGCTCGCTTCACGACCCGCCCCACCGGGGTATCCATGAATTCGTTGACCTTGTCACCGAACTTGGACAGGCCGCCGAAGAACTGCTCTGCCCCCCTGACCCAGCTTTTCACCGTCTCGTTGATCACGGCGCGGTTCTGGATAATCCAATTCCCGAACTCGATCAGCTTATCCACGGCAAATTCGAACGCCGGCATCAGCGCAGTCAGCACGTTCACGCCCACGCTCGAAAGCTTGTTCATGGCCGTGTCGTACTTCTGCCGCAGCTGTTCCGCGCGCTGTGCCGCGGCTGCTTGCTCGGCAGCCGGGCCCGACTGTTCCTGACGCCGGCGCGCGATGCCTTCCGGCCCCTCTTTGTAGAGGTTGAACTGCTGGGCATCCAAACCCATCATGTTCGCCGCCAGCGCGGCACGAGCTCGGTCGGTCTTGTAGATTTCAGCGACAATGCGCGCCCGGGCTTGCAGGTAGGTATTGCCGTCCTTCAAATCCTCGACTCTTCCGCCGAACTGGAAGAATGCCGGAAGCGTCTCGGCCGCCATGCCCCGTTTGAACTTGGCTACCTGGTCGGCCGATTCCTTCAACTGCTCGGTGATGCCTTCCACCGATCCGCCCGCGTTCTTGGCGGCTAGCTGCCATTCGGCCAGATCCTGCGCGCTCATATTCAGGTTTTCGGACAGGCGCGATAGGCTTGCCGTCGACTGAATGGTGCTGGACACGAAGCCCTTGATGCCCATGCCAGCGGTGAACACCGCCAGCAGCGCCAGAGCTTCGTTGCGAACCTTGCTGAAAAACATGGCCGCCTGCTTGCCACGGGCTTCCATCTCGCGAGCCGTCTTCGCGGACTCTTCCCGCGTATGCGTCAGCGATTCGTCGACCTCGGCGGCACCCTGCTTGAACCCTTTCGCGTTCAGGCCCAGCGTGACAACCAGCGCATCGATTACCGTCGCCATGCTCTTTCCTCGCGTTTGGCTATCGCCTGCTGGTTGTGTGCGTCGACTGCGAACACCTCCAGCAGGTTGTAAAGATCTTCGGCCCCGTAGACCGTTTGCAGGTCATGCAGCAGGCTCGGGTACCGAGATATCACCGCCGCGATGTTGCGGGGCACGTTGGCGTACTGGATTAGTCTCGGGCCGCCGCCTTGCCAGGCTTGGAGCCCGAAGTCGATTGAGCGGCGGCCATAGAAAAATCCATGTGCAGACCCAGAATCTGCTTGCGCAGCGTCAGGAGCGTGGCCACTTCTTCGATGTCGTCACTGACGAGCGCGCGCACCACGCTCGGGCTGGGTTGGATCTGAATGCATTTCATCATGCTGTCCAGCAACGGCTTCGCGCTGTCAAAGGGAAGTTTGGCGATCGCCTTCATCCCCATCGCAGCCACGCCAGCCAAGCCCGCTTCGGCTATGTTGTCGGGGATCTCCACGCCGGCATTCATCAGCGCGAATAGCGCGCGCCCCGCCCAATCTTCCGCCTCATAGGCCGGTAGTTCAGTCAGGACGAACACCTTCCCCTTGTCGCGCCCCTCGGCGCTGATGGTCACGGTTACCTGTTTGCGGGCCATATCACACCAATGCCGGGGAGACGTCTTCCCAGGTGATCTGGAAAGTCATAGGTTGCAGGATGGTGCGCGCAGTCGGCGCCGATGGGATCTGCGTCAACACCCCGCGAGTCATGACGAACTTGCGGCTGATGGACGGGATGTTCAGCGTACCGTTGCAGTAGAAGACCTCGCGGGCCGTCTTCATCGCCGCCATGTAAGCCTCGAACACCACCATCGAAGGCGAATCAGCCTGGATGGTGATCGTCTGGACACTCATGAACGGCGTGTAACCGGCCGACATGCGGCCATCGACGCCCATGACGGCCTGCGTGGGTTGCACAGCCTCGAAGGCGAAGGCGTCATCGGTCGCGTAGCCCTCGATCTTCTGGGGGGTCGGGAAAATGCCGGCTACGCCCAGGTACAGGACGGAATTTGCGCTGGTGAGAGTGGACATGTTCGTTTGCCCTTACAGGATGGCCAGGGATGCCAGGGTGAGCTTCTGCACGGATCCGCCGTCCATGTACCAGAAGGTCATGGGCGGCGTGCCACGTGCTTCGCGCACCTGAGCGGTCGCCGGAAGGATTTGGAGATACCAGCCACGAGTTTCCAACGTGCCTGCGATTGCGATGCCGGCCTGGTTGTTCACTTGGGCCTTCTGCAAGGAGGACAGGGGCACGCCGGCGCGGATGGCGCCGAAGTTCACTGCTGCGTTCACCGGGTCCATGCAGGACGCGTCAATCAACGCGTAACCGTCGGCGTTGTACGGCACCGAGTTCACCTGCGTCAGCAGGGTCATCATGGCCTGCTGAAGGGCGGCGTTCAGCCAGATCTGGTTCACGTACGTGTCGATCCACTTCCAGTCGCCGCTGATCTGGCCCGGGTAAAGGAACCGGAACTGGTCATTGGCCGTGGCGTAATCGCCGTAGAAGTTGTACCCGTTCGTGATCAGGGTGTTGGCCGTCGTCGCGTCCGTCACGCTGAACTGAAGGCCAGACTGACTCTTGAACGCCAGCGTGATTCGCCCATTCGTGCGCTCAAAGTCGATGCTGGCGATCGCGCCCACCACGAAGGCCGCGTGCAGAATGTCCTTGTATACAGGGATGGAACCAGAATATTCGTTCGCCGCTACAATGGCTGCCCAGCTGGTAGTGCTGCCTTGCGTGGTGGCTTGGACATCGGTATCCCAGCCCACGTACGCGAAGCGGTTGCCGCGGCTGTTCGTCCAAGCCGAAAACGCCACCTTGTCGGCCGTCACCGGCTCCCACATGGTCATGAACGATGCCCAGTTCTGGGTAATGTCTACGATGGCGGTCATGTTCGTGGCCGGCACACCGGCAATCGCCCCTTGCGACGTGACCGCGCCCGTCGCCTGGGTCAACTTGAGCGCGGCCGACAGCGTGCCAGATGCAAAGCTGATGGTCGACGCCGCGCCAGTCGTGGACGACGTGAACTTAAATGCGGCCAGCTGCGCGTCATACGTGACCGTACCGCCCAGCGACGTGAAGGCCGCTTGAATGATCGTGGCTGCGTTCGAAAAGCTCGTCGCCGCAGTCAGCGTGATGGAGCTGGACGTTTTGGCGGTGCCATCGATCGACACCGTCAGTACGCCCGTCAACGCCTTCAGCTCCGTCAAGGTCATGGACGCCAGCGACCCGCCGCGCAGGTAGGCGGCCACCGGCGCGCTCGGGTACTGGGCGAACAGCAGGTTGCCGGGCTTTTTTGTAGAGTTGTCGAACCCCAGGAAGTAGGAGGCGGCCACGGATGCTTCGGGCGACGTAGGGCCGAAGTAGCGTGCGACGTCGTCGGCGGTGGCGAAGCTCTGGACTGCACCGACGGGTACCGAGGTGTTGGCGGTCAGGATCAGGCCGTTCAGGTCGAGCGCCGATCCGCCGGCGCCGATCACGCCAGGTACAACCTGGACGATTTCACTGGCGGGAATGGACATAGCATTAAGCTCCGGGTGGGAAAGTCGTGTCGACTTCGATCAGGTCGACGTGGAGTTGGGCCGCGAACTGCTGCGGTAGCGTCACGGTGGGGTTGAACTGAAGAACGGCGTCAAACGACCACCGCTCGGTGTATTGGTTCTCGCCGGTGATGAACGGGAGCTGCTTCGGCTCACCGCAGTACAGGGGCTGCGCGCGGCCCAGCTCCGCGAGGAACTCGCATCCATACTGGCTGCGCAGAGCAATCGACAGTACCAGCGCAGCGTCTTGGGCGCGCTCGCCATAACAATCGATCTGGGCCGCCCACTGCGTCGGCCGCGTAAACGTGCGTGTCCCGGTGGTTGGCGTCGGATCGTCGTAATTGGTGCGCGGGGTCGAAAGACCGACCAATCCCATGGGGGTAACGATCACGTACTCGCTGCCAATGGGCGTAGGCACCCTGTTCACCTGGCCGCGCACTACCTCGCAGTCCACAAGCGTGTCAGCAAATGCGCCCAGGTCATCGACGAGCTGATCTTCGGTGATGCTGATCTGCGCGGTCATGGGGCACCGTCCAATTGCAGCGTGACGCCGACCTTGCACCAATCGGGCCACGTCTCGAACACTACCGTCACCAGCCAGGTCTGACCGCCGAAGAGCAGCAGATCGCCGCCCTTGGCCAGCGGCCGCGCGACGCCCTGGGTATCGCCGTACATGTAGACGCTTCGCTGCACGCCTTGGATGTTCTGTGCCTCGAGGTGGGCGAGATCCTTGCCACTCAGAGGCTGCACCTGGAGGCGCATCGGCGCGTCCGGCTTGTACTTCGGTTCCTGCTTTCGGCCAGCACCGATGCCGTAGCCGTCACTGGCGCGCAGCGTGCCGTCGACCATGGGGTTCACCGCGGCGATGATCGGGCCAGCGATTCCGTGCAGATTCATGTGTCTACCTCATAATCCACGCTGTTCATCATGTGGCCGGTGTCGACCAGCGGCTTCTCGAAGCCTTTTCGGGCTACAGTCACCGGCGACAAGGCTGGGCTGTCCAGCTCGCGTATGGACTCCTGCAGTTGGCCCTTGATGCCCTCGCCCATCTGCCCGAGCGCCTTGTCGATGTCGTAATCATTGTTCTTGGCCACGGCGCCTAGGGCTCGTGGCCAGCCTTTTTGCTTCTCCGCAATCATTGATCGGAAGAAGGGACGAGGCGGCTGATTACGGTCGGGACGGCCAAACTCGTTGACGGCGGCCACCAGAGCCACCGGCGTGCCGTCCGGATAGGTTGCCCCTTCGAGGAACCCAACCCGCAGCGAGCCCCCATCGCCCAGCTTTTTGGCCATTTCTTCTAGCCGCCGGGCCAGAGCCTGGCCGCCCTTAAACGTCACGGTCGCCATGGCACCACCACCGGAACGGCGTACCCGGTCGGCGCGGCGCGGTAGCGTCCCACTCGGTACTTGGCCGTAGCTTCCCAGTACTGGGCGCCGTAGCCGGTCTGCGCGTACCACTGCGCTGAACCAGGGGCGACGTTGTACTCGGCCGAAACGGAAACCGAGCCCTCAGTTGCGCTACTGATTCGGCCCACCAGCGGACGGGGACCCTGGCCGTTCTCTCCATAGGTCAGCGCCGCCACGTGCGCAGTCAGCAGATACAAGAGCACCTTGCGTTCGTCGACATCGCAGACCACGCTACTGTCCTTGTTGCTCAGGTACAGCGTGGCCATGCTGAAGGCGTGGCTGAGCTGCTCGTCCGAGAGCGCCGCGAAGGACGGATAGATCAATCGGAATTCGGCGGGGTCAAAGACGACGACAGCCATGGGCCGCTCCTAGTTTTGCTGATCGGGCACGCGCTCGAGGCCCTTGCCGGGCTTGTCGGGGTCCAGGCCCTCCAGGCCGCTCTTCTCGCCCTTGCGCTCTTTGGCTTTCGAGACGGCACTACGTTCGCCGCCCTGGGCGAAAATCAGTTCTTTCTTCAGCGGCTGGAAATCGGGGTACAGCTTCGTCCAGGCCTCCCAGAAGCCGGCGTCCACCTCGGTAAGGCCGTGGCCTGCGATGGCATCGGGGTGGTTGGAACCGTTGAGAACCACCGGCTCTTTGGTGCCCGGGATGTCCAGGATCAGCCCATTGGGCAATTTGCACGCGACGGTCACGGTCGGCATGTTTCTTCCTCGAATAAAAAAGGGGCACCGGATTGGTGCCCCTGGTCGATGCTGCAGGCTGCGTTACACGCCGATCATGCTGGCAATGGCCATCGGGACCTTGATGACGGCGCCCCAGGTGCCCTGCGACTTCTTTTGCTTGAAGCTGGAGGTGTCGCGGACAATGGCATGGGCGCGCATCTTCTCGGTAAAGGCGGCGGTGCCCACGTTTTGGCCTTCGATCGAATCGGCGATGAGCTGCACCAGCTGGCCCGAGCCGGTCGCGTACTGCACGGCCGTCTCGATGGTCAGATTGGGGAAGTTCTTGGCCAGCATGTCGCTGACGTTGACGTTGTACTGGTTCGTCTTCGTCAGGTTGACTTCGACCTCGGGCGACATGCAAAGCTTCAGCTTGTCGCGCCGGGTGACCAGGCCACGCGTTTGCGCAACCAACTGGCCGTAGATCTTGACGATGTCGTCATAGACCCCCTGGCCGTCCTTGCCCGACCACAGCGTGACGCCGCCTACCGAGATCGGAGCCACGGGAGCCGAAAGGTTCGGATCGTTCAGCAGGCCATAGTTCTGCAGGCCGGCGATGCCGAAGAAGTAGCTGTTGTCCTGGAACTTGTTCAGCACCAGAGCGGACGCGATGTTCAGCTCGGACGCCCAGTTGATCTTCGCCTGACCGGCCATGTCCAGCTCGCGCTCACCCCATTCCGTCATGGTCTGGTAGTGGTAGGACTGGCGCTGCGGGAAGTTGGTGTTCGCACCCGCGCGGCCGTTGTTGTTGAAGTCGCCATAGGACGACACTTCACCCGTGGATTCCACCACCGGGAAGGTGGCGGTCAGGGTGGTCCAGTCGCCTTTCTTCGACTCGCCCAGGATCACGGCGCCCTGCATGGGCGTCGTCAGAACGCGCGTCAGCTCGGGGTCGATGTAGTTCAGCAGGTAGCCCGGGATGCCCGAGTTGCTGACGGTCACGAGCGGGCCGGCCGCGTCCATGGCCAGGCCATAGTCTGCGCGGAACTCGTCGGGCAGGTAATCCATCGCGCCCGGAAACACGATGCCGAAGTGCTTCTCCAGCAGCGCGAGGTCTTGGTTTCGTTTCATGTTTTTACCCCAGGTTGGTGGAGGTGATCTTGATCAGCGAGCCGACCGCACCAGCACTGGCGACGAACCAGTCGGTTTCGGTGCTGCCGGCGATCGTGGCGCCCGCGGCTCCAGTCGAGATCGTGCCGTCCGTGTTCGAGGCGAACACCTTCTGGCCGACCGTGGCTGCCGTATTGGTGGCCGCCCAGAAGTCGCCCAGATTGTGGAGGGTCACACCCAGGCCGGCCGGGATGACCATGGTGGACTCGGCGAGCCAGATGGTGATGACGCCTTGCTGCTCGCGGTGCACGAATCCAGTGGGGACGCCTGCCCCCGCGTTACTCACCTGGCCGTCGGCGTCCGCCCAGGCAAAGCGGCCGACCATTACGCCGTCCGTGTCAGCGACCAGGCCGCCAGGGCCAGCCAGCACGGTCGAGCGCGGGTTGGAACTGGCGAAGTCGCCAGCAACCGCAGATGCGGGTTCGATATAGACCTGTTTCTGGAAACCCATTTAGATCACCTTCGGGATGTGCGGGAAGCGCTCGCGGAAGCTCTTTTGAGCTGCCGAGTCCATCGCCACGCGCGGGGTTTGGGGAGCCTGCTCTTGCGCCAGGGCCATTTTCACCATGGCTCGATAGGCCGCAGGCGGCGTATCGGTCAGGTCGATTCCCTTGGCGTCCAGGGCCATCTTGTAGACCGCCTCGGCCGAGTCCTGGGCGACGATCTCGCCGAGGATGGGCCGGCATTCCTGCTCTGCCGTACGAATTGCCGTCATGCGGGCTACAGCAGCTTCTTCACCGGCCTTCTGGGCCTTGGACAACGCGGCGTCCATGGCTTGCTGCGTTACGGGCGGCTCAGGGGTGTCCTTGGTGTCGGAAGGCTCGTCTTTGGCGATATCCTTGACATCCTCTTCGTCATCAACGTCGTCCGTATCTTCGTCTTCGCCGATGGGGGAATCCTTGTCCGAGAACACTTCGATGATCTCCGCCAGGTCGGAAAGGTCCGCGTCCTGCGCGAGCTTCCCTTTGTAGCGGTTCTCAATGGCGCGCACGATACGCGGCGTCTCGCTCTTCAGGTTCTTTTGGGTAACGCCCTTGACGAGGACGCTCAGGTTGCCGACTGCTGCATCCTGGGCCAGCTTGGGACTGATATACGCCCCAAGCGCCCCGGCGACAGCGATGGCGGTTTTGCTCTGTTTCATTTTCGGGATCTCCGAAGGGTTGAGGGTACTGCTGTCGCCTACGACGACGTCAGGGCCAGCGCGGCCCACTTCGACAAGCGCAACGTGGTTGCCGCGGATGTCTCGCATAACCCCGTCGTATGCCACGCCCTCGTAGTTGCCAGGCGTCATGTCGGCACGATAGCGGTATGCGCTGGAGAGCTCCTTTTGCTCGTCCGATTCAATGAGGGCAATTGCTACAGCGTCCCATACGACGAGGGAATTTTTCAGGAACGGCGCCTGGTAGGAGGCGTTCGAACCCGTGGCCCCGACCACGAACTCTTTCTGCGGCTCAGCGGCCGAGACGGGGATGTGCTTGGACAGCAGCGGGATGTTGTTGAAGGTCGGTGCCGCCTTCTCCAGTTCCTGCGGGTCACGCAGCAGGAAGTAGATGCGGTTGGCGTCGAGCCCCAGGGCCTCCCAGTCCGGTATTTCGCTGCCGCGGTAGGGGTTGACCGCGGCCTTGCTGATGTTGCTGATCTCGACGTGCATCCGGCCGTCGACATCGATCGTGCGGACGGTGGCGCGGTCGAAAGCCAGGCCGTGGTGGTTCTGCTGTGTCATGGCATATCCGGCCATTGCCGGTTCGATTTCGACAGGTTCTCCGCGCCGGGCAGGACTTGGAGGTTTGATTCGACGTGTAGACCGCACACTATCTTTCCGCGCAAAGGCACGATGTGGTCTACATGGTGCTGGACGCCGGTGCGGCGAGTGGCCTCGCGCGCAAGTTCGTAGAAACTGCTGATCAAGGCCTGGTTTGCCCATGCCGGGGTTGCTCTGGTCTCTGCGGCCCTACGCCTTGCCTGCTTGGCTGCAATTTTGTGCAGATTGGCGCTGCGCCACGTCTTTTGGGAGGCTGAAACCGCATCTTTGTTGGCTACATACCATTCAGCCATCTTCGCAGCGCGATGCTCCCGGTTTGCACGATAGTGCGCCCGCGATAGTTCGCCGTGCCGCTCTTTGTTGGCCAAGTAGTGCGCGCGGGACGCCGCAGCTACGCGGCCTTTGTCGGCTTCGTAATGCGCCTTCCTGCATGTTTTGCACCGGGCATGCCGGCCGTCTTTCCTTGACCGATCTATGCTGAAGCTTTCAAGCGGCTTGGATTCTCTGCACTTGAAGCATCTCTTCTGCTCAGCCCTCGAATCCGGGGATGATGCTGATCGACACGCATCGGCAATTTGGCTCGGTTCCTGGGAACACCCACTTCCCATCGAGATACATTCCCTTTTCGATGTCATAAGTTTTCCCACTGGCAGCGACATGCGATGGCCTTGGATGCTTCCCGCCCGAGCTATGAAGCCAACGCGCTTTTGTTATGCCGAGTCCTTTTTGCCTGACCCTTGTAATAGTGGCGGTTGCTTTATTTGATTGATCGCGAGCGATGAACGCCGCGCGCCTCTTGGTGACGCCGTACCGCTTGCGAAGGTCCTCGACCATCCCTTCCAGGTCGCGCCCCTGGGTCACCGACCTCATGACCATGCCCTGTACCTCCTGCAGATGCTCGGCGGCGATGGACTTGATCAGCCCAACGTTTTCCTGCACGGTGGCCTGGAATACATCGTTTGCTGCGCGGGTCAGCTGGAAATGCACGCTGAATCCCTTCTGCCGCAGGGCATTGCGCAGCGAGACGTCCGCCGCGCTCATCGACGTTTCGGCGAACTCGCTGGCCATTGGCTGCGCCGCCTCGTCGAAACGTCGTTGCCATTGCTTGGCCAGCCGTCGCATCATCTTGGTCAGCGCCATCGCCGGGCTTTCGTCCTGGGCGATCTCTGGCACATTCCGGCGGTAGGCGGCCGTCAACCAGTACACCAAGGACCGCTGCATCTCGTCGATCATGCGGTCCAGGCGCTGGCGGTAGGCCGCCTCTACCCCTTGGTTGGCATGCACGGGGCGCACCGGCACCTCGCGGCCGGTAGGGGAAACGAGGTCAGGCATCGGCGTCTTCCTGCGGTTGGTCGTCCAGCGGCGGCGGCTCGACCGGCACCGCATCCGGCGCGCCGTCCTCGTCCAGGTCGCTCAGATCCAGCGAGTGGTAGCCATTAGTCTCGTCTGCGGCGACGCGTTCTCGGGCCTCTTGTGGGCTGACGACGCCGATGTCAACCAGTACCGCGTCGGTGTCGGCGTCCAACTTGCGCACCTCGGCCAACTCCTTCTCGCTCATCTGCCAAAGCGGCACAAAGCTGAAAGTGATGTCGGGGTCGATCTCGCCGAACTCACTCAGCTGGATCATCTCCAGGCACGTCTGCAGCGGGTCGCGGAATACCGCCTCCTGCGCCGAATGCATGTCGTCGTAGAAGACCCGGATTTCGCCGTCTGCGGTGGCGTTCAGGCCACTGGGCGAGATACCCATCAGCTTGACCAGCGGGATCCCAGAGACAACGGAGAGCTGTTCCAGCGACTGGTTCTGCAGTGCATCCAAGCCCGACAGCGGCACGTTTTCGAACCGGAAGTCCTCGCTTTCCTTGTCGATCGCCCAGGCGCCGCGGTTGCTCCGCATGCGATTGAAGATGTCGACGCGGCCGAACACGTCGTCACCAGGGCTGCCGCCCAGGATGGACGCCATGTTCGTCATGAACAATGGCACGGAAAACCCGTCGATCAGGTTGGCCACGGCCTGGCGCGTTTTGAGCCAGTTGTTGACGTACGGAATCGCCAACTGCGTCATCGACATGCCGCCGAAGTTGTACGACGGTTTCAGCAGATCCGGCACGTCACGAGATACGATGTTCAGCAGCCGGCTGCTGTGCACCTGGCGCCCGAGCACAAACCAGGAAGTGGGCTTGTAGAAGTCCGCCCGCATCGGGTTGTCGCTGTTGTACAGATAGGGGGTCGTCCAAACCGGGTCGATGACCTTGAAGCCTACCAGCGACCCCTTGGTGACCTTTGCGGGGCTCTTGACCAGGATGGATTGCAACTCGTCCGGGTCGGCCCATGCCAGCGTGCCGCTGGGCGTCTTGACATCGATGTAGATCTGCGACCGGCCGAACAGACCATCCTGCAAGGCAGCCAAGCGGAACTTGGCGCGCAGGCGGTGCTTGCGCATGGCCTTCTCGATGACCTCGAGCTTGTCGCCCTTATCATCGTCGCCCTTCACCTCGAGCTTGATCCACTTCCGGGTCATCTCCTTCGAGATGACGTCGGACATTTTGCGGTACTCGGGGCGCTGCGACAGCTCGGCCAGGTACGGATACCCGAGGAAGCCCATCCCAGCGTACGCTTCGCTGACGTAGGCATAGACGGGGCTCATGGCCTCGTCCATGGCCAGGACGGACGCCTTCTTGGCCGCCGGGATCACGCCCGGCATGACCTCTGGCCGCTTGAACTCGCCGGCCGCATGTTGCACAGGTTCCGAGGGCGCCACCCCGGCCAAGCCCACAGCCACAGCCGATACACGCATTCCGGGTTCGCGGCGCACAGCCGGCTCCGCGGCAGGTGCCGCTGGGGCGAACCTAGCCAGGATCCAGTTCAAAAGCTTCATGCACGCCTCAACGCGTCGGGGTTGATTGTCATAGGCCGCTTGGTGATCAGCTCGGCGAAGGCCCGCGAGAGCCCGTCGACCTGGTCGTCATGCTTGCCGTTCGGGAAAGACCGCAGTTCATCGATCAGCGCCTTGTTCCAATCGCCGCGCAGCATCAGCACGTTGCCGACGTTGACCTGCGCGGCGAAGGGCTCGGCTCGCACGATCTTGTCGCCGCTCTCCGGGCTGCTGACGATGCGATAGCCAGGCATGCCGCGCGTCAGATACAGCACCTGCGTCTTGCCTGCCTGGCCGGGATCCTGCGGGATGCTGATCCGGACCTGCCTACCGTCCAGCGCCGCGGTGTTCTCGAGCGCCTTGTCGCGCCGGTCCGGCCCCCACTGGCCGCGCGCCATGTCGCCAATCACGTACTGACCGGTCGGTAGGCGTCCCAGCTTCGGGCCAGCCGTGTAGTCGCCCGCACCGTCCGTGCTTGCGAAGTCCCAGCCGCGCACCCAGTCGATACGGCCGGCTGGCAGTGCGTCGATGATCTGGATCTGGTCGGGCTTGAACAGGTCGCCATCCAGCGGCGTCGGCAACTGCTGGTACAGCGACGACCAGGTGCGCGAGTTGCTTTCGAACTGCGCCCAGTGCTGGCGATCGAACCACTCCGGCCAGAGGTATTCACCCCGGGCACGACCCAGCGGGTCGCCGTCGACCTCGCAGCGCGCCTGGATGCAAAGCACCTCCCAGTCGTTGCCGTCCTTGCAGCGGATCAAGCCGCTTTCACCCTTCCAGGTGTCCGGCAGAATCCGGCCCGAAAGGTCGTCCTCGTGCCAGCGAGTTTGGATGACCACGATCCAGCCGCCCGGAATCAGGCGTGTCTTCAAGTCGTCCTCGTAGGCGTCCCAGGTCTTTTTCCTGACCGTCTCCGAGTTGGCCTGCTCGCGGCCCTTGATCGGGTCGTCGATAATGATCCCGTGGGCACGGTTGCCAGTGACGCCACCGAGGATGCCGCAGGCGATGTACTCGCTTCCGTTCGACAGGGCGAATTCCTGGGCGGCAGACGATTCGCTCGTCAACCCGGCCCCCCAGATCCCCCTATACCTCGCCTGCTTGATGATCGCTCGGGTGCGGCGCCCCATCTTGCGGGCTAGGTCATCGCCATAGCTCGCCAGGATCAACCGCCGGTTGCCTTTCTCTCCCAAGAACGCCGAAGGAAAGACAACGGATGCATAGGTGCTTTTCGCCGATCCGGGCGGCATGAACACCATCATTCGGCCATGCCTGCGCTCGCTCGTTTCCTTAAGCTTGGTCAGCAGCAACCGATGGTGGTCAGCCATCGTCGTCTCGATAGGCTGAAAGAATTCGGCATCCGGGTCTTCCGAATCTACGGGCTTACCGGGCACTTCAATGGCATTCGCGTAATCCAGAATGCTGGAACGCGCGCGCCTACGGATCAACAGCTCACGCGCGGCCTCCTGCGGCGATAGCTGCGAGTTGCTCATCCGTCATGTCTGCTATGCGTATGGGGCCACCATTCGGGCCGGAATGCTCGATGCGGTCCTTGAACATGCCGAGGTGGCGCCCGATATCGACCAGAGCGCCCTTCTTGTCGTGCAACTTGACCTTCAGCCCTTCTCGGCCCTCGGAGATTTCGGAGATGGCCGCAGCGGTGTCGTCATCAATGTCGTCCGCGCCTACCAGAGCTAGGCCGTGGTACGCCTCAGTCACTTCGCCATCGTCGTCGCCTGCGTCCGTGACCCGCAGCTCTGTTTTGCCCCACCGCACGATCTTGCGGATGTCGCTGAAGCCGATCTTGGCCAGCTCCCGCAGGACCATGTCCTGGGTGATTTCTGTCCTCTTCGACCGCGCCGCCTGAGCTTCCTGAACCGCCCTTGAGATTTCAAGTTTCTTCAAGTTCTGCTCGCCAATCTGGCCAGCAGTCTTCTGGCTGTACCCGGCCCTTATCGCCGCTTGCGTGGCGTTGAGGTCAACGAGGTACTCATCCACGAAGCGGCGCTGTTTGTCTGTCAGCGCCATTCGAAATCCCACATAGTGTTTTCAAGTGCCTTAATGGCGGCAATCGCTTGCGCCCTGATGAATGCCCCCTCAGCGCCGCAAATAACCGAGTAGCGGCCAGAACAGGGGCATTTTCGCTGGGTAAGTTGAGTAGCAGCCCTCGTATATTTAGCCTGCCGCTCTCGGCTGCAACAGAAGAGGATCAGAAGATGCTGCAACAAACGAGGAACTACAGCGAAGCGCTTCAATTCGCCAAGGTTTGCGACAAGCTTCGCGAAGCAATGGAGGGCCCATGGAACGTTGAAGTGACGTTGCTTAACGGAACCAAGGTTCGGGGCCAAATTCGTCAACAGACGCTGAATAATGCCGGGGATGGCATTACATACTCTGGCGAGTTGGTCCTAGCAGACACCGATACCGGCGAGGATATTCACATCGATATGATGCATATTGCAGATATCGTGAACGTATAACTCTTGCCCCGGTGCTTACCCGGGGCTTCATTTCTTCAGGGCGCAAGAGCCCGGCGCTAGTATCCCACAATGCGGGGTACTTTCCGGAATGTCCGTGTCCCACTTTTCCTCACGTTGCCCTCAGCTCGAAGGGGATTCCAAGCTTGAGCATGGCTTGCACCTGCTCATATGTGTATTGAGGCGGTGGGCGATTCGCTACCGCTTCAGCCATAGCAATCAATTCCGCCCGACGCCGTGACGTCAGGTTGGCAACGTCCGCTTCCTTTTTAGCCGACCCCACGTAGTCGGCCATGTTGCCCCGGATCGTTGTCAGGTAGATATTGCCGACGGCATACGGACCCGTGTCTCCGTAACGGCCCATGCAGAGATCGTTAGGGCCGCTGCCACGCAGGTGATAGTGGTCTTGCCAGAACTCCCACCATTCGGCGAACGTGAGTTCGAAGCCTATGCCGCGGCCAGCGGATCGGGTCTTCTGCTTCATGAATGCGTGGTAAGGATCAGGAAGCTTCTGGCTCTTGGCATGGGCGCGAATTCTCGCAAGGGCTTCAGGACTCAGGTCGCCGAGCACGCTGGCGATACGATCTTCGCCGGGCGCATCATCCGGGATTGCATAGCTTTTCAGCCTGTAGGTCGCATATCCGCCCCGCTCATGGATGGGTGCGATTCGGACAAGGCTGCCGCCGCTCTCCATTGCCTGCAGAACGCGCGTGACCGCCTTCCTGGCCGCCTCTCGAACCTGTCGATTCTTGTTGTCGCCAAGGATGTAATTGACGATCTCCATCATCCTGAAGTCGCGCTTGGGATATGTCCCCAGTAGGTCAAGAACCTCCGTAGCGTATTTCATCGAATCTTCCTCTCCACTTCATTGCGGAACATACCTAGGTAAATCTTGTATTCAGTTTCAGTGAGTGCGACGCCCGTCGTCTTGGCGATCCATTCCCGCGCAGCCTTGACCCGGCCCCGGGCGTCAAGGTGGCCGAACATGGGGCGCTTCTGTGGGTATTCGGCAATGATCACCATGCGCTCATGCCAGGGAAGCGCCGCATGCATGCTCTCAACCGCCAGGGCATGGTCCGTCAGGATTGGGCGATGGTCGTCCTCCCAGGACACATAGGCCTCCATGTTCCCCACTGTCGCGCCAGACCACGTCCACCGCGCCCAGTTCCACAGGATGTCGTCGCCTGTCAGCCTATTCATCGGCCACCTCGTACCTGTTGCATTTCTTCCCATAAGGCTTGCCCTTCAAGCAGCGCGTGAGCGTGTCACCAAAGGGGGTCTCGATGTTCTTGGCATGGGCGCACCCCTCACAGGATCGATTGATCGCCGCCTGCTGTTTGCTCATCAGGACCAGCATCGGGTCCCGGAACTGCCATTTGCATAGGTCGACCATCAGAATGCCTCCACGGACCAGCCGCCGCCGTCCTTCTTGGCCCGAGCCTTCACCGCGATAAACTTGAACGGATACATGTCCGCGGCGATCTTGATCTTGGCGCGGGCGTCGTCCTGCCAGAAGCCCTTCACCTCGTGCAGCTCGATCTGGCCATCTGGTGCCATGACCGCGAAATCGGGCGTGTAGAAGGTGTTGTCTGCCAGACGGAACTTCATGCCTTCGAACTTGTGCCAGAGAATGCCGCCCACGGCCTGCAACTGGCCCAGGTAATCGGCATATGCTTGCTCGGTCTTGTTGAGCTGGCCTGTCTTGAGGCGGCCCAAGGCGAATGCGCGGTTCGTACTTGCTCCGGGAAATGTTGTCATCGTCAGTCCCTCAATTGGCTGTATTTCGGTTTCGGCTTGAACTGCACGGCGTTGCGCGCTTCGGCCACGGCCTGCTGATCCGCATCCAGGAATCGGGAGTGCTGCCCCTGGAAGGTCAGGAAGACTTCCCCCAGCGGCCCCATGCGCTGCTTGCGGATCAGGACCTCGGCCAAGCCCTTGAGTGGGCTGTCAGGCGTGTAGTAGTCGTCGCGGTAGGCCATCAGAATGACGTCGGCGTCCTGCTCGATAGCGCCAGACTCGCGCAGGTCGCTCATGAGCGGACGCTTGTCGACGCGCTTCTCAACCTCGCGAGAAAGCTGGGAAAGCAAGATGATTGGGCAGCCCAACTCACGGGCCAGAAGCTTCAGCGCGCGGGTGATTCCGCCCAGCTCTTCGTTTCGGTTGCCGCCCTCCCCCTGCATGAGTTGCAGGTAGTCGATGACAATCAGGTCCAAGCGCTTATGGCGCTGGCGCACCTTCCGGGCCGCAATCCGAATGCGGGAAGCACTCGCTAGGCGCGGGTCATCAGCGATGACTAGCTTCTGGTTCTCCAAGCGTCCCAAAGCTGACGTCAATCGTGTGAAGTCGCCCTGGCTGAGCCGGCCAGTGCGCATCCGTTGGCTGTCAATTTCTCCGAAGCGCGACACGCTGCGCTCGGCGAGTTGACGCGAAGCCATCTCCAGGCTGATGACGAAAGCCACCTTCCCGTCGATCGCCACGTTCTCAGCAACGTTCACGGCCAAGGTCGTCTTGCCCATCGACGGCCGGCCAGCAACAATGATCAAATCCCCGGGCTGCAATCCGCACGTCTGGCGGTCCAGGTCTTCGAAGCCGGTCGAAAGCCCGGAGACTTCCCCTCCGTGTTCCATCCGCGCCTCAAGCGCCTCCAGGACACCGGGCAGCAATTCGCCGATTGCTTTCGGGTCTTCCCCGGCTTCGCGAGTGTCCGCCAATGCCATAGTGAGGCTTGTGGCGCGTTCAATCAGGGCCGAAGCTTCGCCCGGTTCATTCGCCAGTTCTGCAATTTCCTGCCCCAAGACCTGCAAATCGCGGCGGATCCGATGCGACCGAACAATCTCGGCATAGCGGCGGATATTGGCGCTGCTCGGCGTGTTCTGCGCGATAGCGTTCAGGTAAGCAATACCACCGGTCTGCTCCGCATCGCCAGCCGCCTGCAAAGCGTCATGCACGGTCAGCACGTCAGCCGGCATGCCGCGGTCAAGCAACGTCGACACCGAATCGAAGATCAGGCGATGGTCGTGACGGTAGAAGTCGTCAACTGACACGCTTCCATCCAACCGTTCCCAGGCGCCGTTATCCAGCAGAAGGCCACCCAGGATGGACTGCTCGGCGTCTACGGAATGCGGCGGGACACGCACGGTTGCGGCATTCATGCTGCCTCCTTGTGGGCATGGATCCGCTGTGCCTGGACTCCTTGCGTGGTCAGGGCGAATTGACCCTCGGCGTTCGCGTACCAGAGGCGGTAGTACCCCTTCGTGACGTAGTTCAGGAAATGCCGGCGCCAGTCGGCCTGCATCCGGCGCTCGTGGATGCCATCCGACCCATGCTCAGCCTTGAACACGTCCCAGGCCAGTTGGACGAACTCCATCGGCAGGCCCACACCGTCCACGTACTTGCGCAAGGGCTCGTAGCCGCTGATGGCCGTCTCGCCAGCCTGTCGGCAACGGTCGATGAAGGTTTTCAGCGTGCAGCGCACTTTGCGTTCCCGCTTGGGTTTGGCAGCCGAAGGCTGGTGGGACTCGTCACCCCCCTGCAAAGGGGGGTTGGGGGGTATTTCTTCTTTATCTTTCTCTTCTCTTTCTCTAGCTAACGCACCCGTAACGCTCGGTGAGTTACTCGATTCGTCATTAGGCGTTTCATCAGCGTTACCGCTGCGGTGGTTGGCAACCCGTTTCGCCGTCTGAGCGCGTTTCTTAGCCGACGCGCCGTTGTGATCCTCAAAGTTCACGATGAAGATTCCCTCTTCGTGGTTCTCAATCCATCCAATGTCGACCAGGGCCTGACCCAGGCCAGCCACACCGGTCTTGCGGTCGATCTGACGGCAGGACAGCCCAGGCATGAATCCATCAGCGGTATGCTGGTCAGCGGTGGCCCAGAGCCAGTACAGGCCACCAATGACTGCGGCTTCGCTGCTGTCGGTCAGGTCGACCAAACGAGCCACTCGCGGGTCATCCCACAGGTTGCTACGCATCTTGATCCAGTCGCCGGCCATCACTCATCCCCTTTGACCAGGCGGCGCAAGGGTTCGATAGCGCGCTGGTAGTGCAATTCAACTTCCGCGGGCCACAGGCCCTTCTGCATCAACGCCGCCCGTGTGGCGTCGACGTACTCCCATTCGCGCTTCCAGCGCTCGGCCCGCGGCATTCCACCCTGGTCGTGCTGGCGATGCAATTCAGGGGAAAGCGGGAAACACAGGCTGTCGCATGCCTTCAGGCCGGTTCCCTTCGTGATGTTCACGTGGCAGGCCTGAGCCGGCGCACCCGTCACCAGACAGCCGAGCGCCACGACATTGCGGCGGTGCTGCTCACTACGCAACAAGGTCGGCAGCTTGTGGCCAAGCGGCCGATAGAAGCCCATGACGACCTCGACCTTGTGGCCAAGGCCCTTCTCACGCTTCGGCTTGGAGCGGCGCATGGGCGTTTTTCGCTGGAGCGTGGATGTGCGCATTCAGGCTCCCTTCACTTCAAGAAGCAGCCCGCGGGCCGCGAAGTCATCGCGGACGGCGTTGGCGTACTTCGTCAGCTGCCCCACGTTCATGCGAGAGGTCACTGGGAAGACGCGCATGGCGAGCAATTTCTGCTCGTATGCCAGTCCCTTGATGGTTCCGTCGTAGGCAAGCCGGAATTCTTCGTCCTCAGCTCGCAAGATAGGCACGCCGTGGTGGAGCTTGCAGTAGCACTTCCAGCCGAGTTCATCGTCTTCAGGGAAGGCTTCCGAAATCTCTTCATACCAAGCGTGCGAAAAGGCGTTCTGCGCAGGCGTGCGTCCCTTGGGCTTGATTTCGACACGCATGTTGTCGCCAGCCTCCATTACGGCCAGGACGGCATTACGCCTCACTTGGCTGCTGGAGAGGACGAAGACCTGTTTGTCCATTACTTCGCCCGGCTTTCCACTTTGGTCCGCAAGTATTCGTAGGTGAACAACTCAAGCGCCTCAATTCGGGCTTTGCTGTAGACCATCGCATCGACGGGCGCGAACTGAAGACCGATGGCCGCCATCAGATGGCAAACCTTGTCTAGGTCATCCGCGACGATGCGATTCACGGTACTTGCTGAAGTGCCCATGAAATCCGCTGCACGAGCCTGGGTGAACATTGCAATCGCCGACCCAACTTCGCTCCGAAGTCTTTCGGCAATCTTGCGTGTGCTTTCAACCTGCTCTGGTGATACTGCTGGGGTGCTCATCGAGTACTTCCTTATGAACAAAGAACGAGGGGTGTTTCGTGAACGAAACGGAAAAGCTGTTGAAGGAGGCCGCCTCCATTGCGAAGCGGACCTTTATCGATCCGTCCGAAGACGCGGTGCTGGAAATCTTTAAGGAGCTGTGCGCCGAGCGCGATCGCATGGCGTGGGCGACCGAGGGGCGCGAATCGGCGACGGTGCATTGATGTCATGCCCCCTCCCCGCCGTGGTTCCCGCGCAACGTAGAATCGGTGTCATTCGAGAATGTAGGGTGCAACGCAGACTTCACAGCCGCATAGACTTTCTGCGCGTCTTCGATCTTCGAATAGTTGCCAAGGGACACCGTGCGACCCTCATGTCGAATGGACGCCCGATACCGACTTCCAACCTGGACGACACCAAGAACACCAAGTCGATTGGTGACCATCGCGCCATGAATGTTGTGAACGTTCTCTCGACGAGACACGACACGAAGATTGGACAGTCGGTTGTCCTGTCGATCTCCATTGACATGGTCGATGTCGCCATCTGGCCACTCGCCGTGCGAAAGCAGCCACGCGAGACGGTGCGCCGAAAGAATGCGCTTATGAATACCGATTTCTACATAGCCGTGCTTGTTTGTCCGACCGGCAACGCAACCGACCGCTATGCGCCGGTTTGGCGATTTCAACCAACGGAAAAGGCCGGTGTCGGGGCTGTAGGAAAGAAACGGGGTTATGGTGTGCAGTTCAACCATTTCTTATTCACCCTCTTCTACGTTGGGGGAACTCTCATGCCCGAGAACATCGTTTCGTTCGGCTGTCCGAAGTGCGGAAATCAACAATTCAAAGTTGCCGCCCAGCCTCGGTCGATACAAGACTTCGATGGAGCCATCTGCCAGGGATGTGGACACACCATCACCGAGAATGACATTCGCCAACGCGCTATCGATGTCGCCAGAGAAGCGATCCAAAAGGCTTTGAAGAGATGACCCCCTGGATACGGCTTGATCGAGAGCCGACGAAAAATCGCTTACTTGGCTATCAAGGAAGGCTGTGTCCAGGCGGAAAACGCAGGTGCGCGTGGTCATGCCGCCCTCGCCTCTTCGGCCAGTTCGGGCCAAACCTTCGCCCACTGCTTGCACAAAAGGCGCTTGGAGATCCCGGAGGCAGATTCCAAGGCATGCGCATACTCAGCAGGTACGTTCCCTGACCGCTCCCATTGCTGGACCGTCTGGTAGTTGTTGGCGCCGGTCTTCCTGGCTGTTGCCACCGGGCCGCCGGCGTTGGCGATGGCTTGAGCGATGTGGGGGTTCTTGTCCATGACATCCACTCTATACAAGAAAAACTAGCAATGCAAGAAATTCCTGCAATGACACAAGCCTTTCTTGTGGGTAATCTCGCGCGCATGTCGACGATCCACAAACGAATCAAAGACCTTAGGGAAAAGCTCGGGCTGTCGATGGAGCAGCTTGCTGATCGCGTACGCGTTTCCTGGCAGACCGTCCAGCAGTGGGAGAACGGCAAAACGGCACCTAAACGTGCTCGCTTAGAGGCCGTTGCAAAAGCGCTTAATACAACGCCCGAATACTTGGCAGTGGGGCCAACTGCAGACCCCGATACCGAAGAATTTGTCTCCATCAGGCGCCTGGACGTACGCCTGTCCGCCGGTCATGGCGAGATCGTTTTGACCGAAGACGAAATGACTCGGCTATCGTTCCGAGCAGACTTCCTGCGATCCGCGGGAGCAGCCCCGGAACAGACAGTGTCTGTGTCGGTGAAAGGGGACAGTATGGAGACCCTCATCCCGGACGGCGCGACAATCCTGGTTAACCGTGGCGCGACGTCGATCGTCAACGGAAAGGTCTACGCCTTCCGTCAGCACGATGAAGTGAAGGTAAAGCGTCTATATAAGGGAAACGGCGGATTCATCGCCCGGTCCGAAAATGCTGCCGCTTATGAGGACTTGCACTTGAGCTTCGATGACCCGGATATCGAGATCATTGGCCGTGCGTTTTGGGTTGGGTTCAAGCTGTGACCCCATCAGAAGCCAGCTATGCGCTGCACGAGTCGCGTATGCGGCGCCTGGACCAAGACGAACTTTCTGCCAAGAAATTTGGGTCAAAGCAGTTGTATATGCACCTGTCTGCGCTTTCTCCCACGACCAGGAAGAGTCACGCAGAACGCCATGGGAGGCTCTTCACAGCCAAACAAGTAAGAGAGTTTTGGTCTGACCCCTCAAACATTGAGGGGTGTAAGTGCGGCGTCGTGGTGGTTCTGGTTGATGATCTTGGGAAGCCGATCATGCCGCAATTGCTGGACCGCGCCAGAGAGACCTACAAGAAGATGGCCGCCAGAGGCTATGAATGGTCGCAGTGACTGCGGATACGCGATCTGCGCAATGGCGTGGACGAGCGGTTGTTGCTGGGGTGGCGCCCGGCTGCGGGATGACGAGGCGGGGCAGTGGGTGCGACCCTAGGGTGTTGCCACGTACAACTGTTCCCCGCGCACGTAGAAGTCTGCGGACCGATGCAGTATGGCCACTTGAAATTCTCAACTATCACACCTCATGAGCATCCTAGCCCCGACAGACACAAGCGCTACCCCTATCGAAGCGCTCTCGTACAACATCCGATACGAAGGCGGCGATGCAGACGCCCATGAAATCGACTTGAACCAACTTGGCGTATCGCTACAGGGGTTCGCGCGCGTTCTGGCGGTTTGCGCCCACTTTGCTCAGACCGGGAAGTACAATAAGCAATACGATGCTCTATCAGTCCAGGTGGTGGCTGAGCCGGTAGGGGAGCATAGATGCTACGAAATCTCGGTGGTAATCAAGGAGTTTTTGACCGCCAAAGAGCTGTGGTCTGGCTTTGCGGCGGCGGTGTTTACCGCGGTCGTAGCGGTTGTTCTAAATAGGCGCAAGAGCGAAGAAATGAAACTGCTGAATGAGGCTCTACAAAAGTCTCTGGCCCAGAATGAGGCCATGCAGTTGCGCCTGCTCCAAACTGTCGACAAGATGGTCGACGCGCTGCAACCCGCGGTAAAGCAAGCTCACGTCCCTATTGGTCGTTCGGTTCAAACGATCTCTGTCTATCAGCAGGGGGCCCCGGCTCCAGCCACGGTACTTGACCGAGCATCGAAGGAGCTTGCGAATGCTCCAAAAGACACTTCAATAACCGAGACGCGCCCCTACGTTGGCGTGATTTCTGAACTAGACATGCTATCCGGGAATTGCAAAGTTTCGCTGGACGGCTTCCCGCCGGATGAACGGATAAACGCAGTTATTACGGATCCGGTCGTACAGCGCGCGGACAACGCTTATGTAGCGGCGATGGCGCGGATTTCTCCAGTTGCATTCTTGGCCAAGGCAGAAATCGACGCTGAGGGCGAAATCGTACGGCTTCACATCAGCGATCTTTCCTCCTAGCCGAAATTCACCTAGCTACCACCGGGTGGCTTTTTTGTGCTTGACGCCGCCTAGCCTACTTGCAGAATTCTCCCCAGGCCTCTTGGAAAGCTCCGCGCGCGAGACTCTTGTCTCCCTCAAACACGACCAGATCTTTGCCAGCGGCGATAAACCTCTTGAACCCGGTGTAGCCGCCAAACGAGTTCTTAGAGTTCACCTCGCCGCAAAAGCTCTTTTGGTTGCGGAACTTGGCGGAGTCTGGATCCTTAAGGGTCGCCAAAACGAAATCCTTAGCCATACTCTGTCGCCGAATCTCGTTGATATCCGTTGGGCCAGCGGCCAAAGCTGACCCCACAAAAAGAGCAGAAACGATCGCAACTCCGACTCGAAACATGTCTATTCCCTCCAAGTAACAAAGTAATTCGGCAATGGTAGCCGATATCCGAAAACGGTCTGCGAATAGCTCCAATTGATCATGACTACACATGTACTAGGTGAAAAGGCGCCTAGGTACAGGAGCACTCCATGATCCGCATCATGATCTGGCTCTTAGTAGTGCTAGTGGCCCTCTGGGCCACCCCGGCCTACTAAGCCCCCCCAACCCGGCCCGCCTCGAGCGGGCTTTTTTGTGTCTCGGCACAGCCGTTACAACTTTATTTACTAGTTTTTCTTGCATGCTAGTTTTTCTTGTGGCACATTACATCCATGCGCTGCAAACACGGCGCAGGCAACAAGCCCTCGGCCTCGTATCCCAGCGAGAGGACGTTACCGCCACAAAGTCGGGTGGGCATGGGAAGCAGCACCAGCAGTACCGCTCCTTAACAACCAGCCAAGCGATAGAACAGGCCGATGGTCCGTAAGGACGGCTAGGCCCCGGGCGCAACCCTCCACCCCGGACGAAAGATCAGAGGCTATCCATTCCCTTGACCGGCGAGTTGTATTGCTGGGCCTGCGGTGGATTGAAGAGGCAGCGCATGGACTGGAGCCGCGTTAGCGGGAACAGCCAGGCTGTGCGTTGCCCCGGACTTCATCCGTCAGCCCGTTCTATGAGCGCTGGCTGACGAATGAATCCTCACCACCCGGTGAGCAACATGGGAGAACAGCATGGCGTACCTCACCAAGGTTCTGTACCGCAAATACCTCGAAGACGCCCGCCAGGCGCGCCGTGAAATCAACATGCCGGCGTGGCACTGCATCTTTACCGGCCTCGACTTCAACGCCAAGACGCGAAACGCCTCCTACTGGGAACGCATGAACCGCATCCAGCAACTCCGCACCGGAGCCTGACATGAGCGAACAACCGATGCTTGTTGTGATCGATGCCAGCCGCAATCCGTGGAGGCTTACCAGATTTGACGGACGGACCATGGGCGAGACGGCGGAGTTGATTGTTCCGCCAGGGTCTTTACGAGAAGAGGTTTTGGAAGCGATCGAAGGATTTCGCGTCCGATCTCTGGAGGCTGTCGAAGCTGAAGCCTAACGCCTGCGCCGTGACAGGGCGTAGACCGATGAAGAATTTCCTGGGGGTGTAGCAGATCGAGGATGCCAGTCACGGCCCCCTGTTGACTGGATGCCGCGCACATATCAGGTCGTGAACGCCCGTACGCCAGTAAGCCGCGCGGGGAAGTAGGCGTGACAGCCGGAGAGACGGCACCGAGCAGCGGGGAACCCACTGTCCCCAGCGTGAGCCGAGTCGTTAAGTCGACAGGCAAGCAACAGCGCATGAAGCGCAGTGGGCGCGTGGAGCACGTAATGCGACTGACGGGCCGCTGAAGAAATGAGCGGTGACAGCCGGGAAAGACCGGCACTCCTATGCCAACCCATCCGGGTTCTGGCATTTCCAAGAACCTGGAGAAACCATGAGCAATGCATTCGTAGTTGGCCAGTACGCAGAGGGCCAAGGCGGCATCTACATCGGCAAGACGGCGCAAGGGCGTCACCTGTTCGCGGCCGCGGCGCTGCTGGACGGCACGTTCGAATTCGGCGGCTACGGCGACAAGCTGGACGGCTACTCGGATCTGGACGGCACCGCGAACACCCGCAAGCTGCTGGTGCGCGGCGCTCATCCCGCCGCCGAAGCCGCATCCGAATACACCGCCGACGGCCTGGCTGACTTCTACCTGCCGTCCCATCGTGAGCTGCTGCAGGTGGTGGCGCTGGAAGGCTTCAGCGAGGACGCCGGCGACGTGTGGACCTCGACGCCCTACGGCTCCTTCGGCGCCTGGGCGGTGGACTTCGAGGACGGCGACGTCTACCTCTGGGGCCGCGGCGACGAGTTCCGAGTTCGTCCCGTCCGCAGCATCATCGCTTGATCGATTAATCCCTTTGCCCCGGCTTTGCCGGGGCGCTCTCCCTCTGGCTGCTCAGGCCGGCGCATTCCAAGGCAAGGCCTCGGGCCCCTTGCCATCCTTCAACGTTCCAACACGCGAAAAAGCCAAGCCCTCCGGTATGGGCGATTGGTGTGCGCCGCCCTGAGCAATCGACCTTATCCCACACGGAGCAAACCATGGAAATCACGACTTCCCAAGCAGTCGCCACGATGCAGAAGTATGGCGGAAACGGTGTCCAGAAGCTTGCCGCTTGCTGGCTTGCTCTGGATTCTGAGAAGCGCCAGCGTTTGGAGCAGGCGTTTGAGCCTGAGTTCAAGCACTACCGCACGATGTATGCGGAAGACGTGAAGGCGGCGGCGTAATGGAGACTTTCCGCGTTGCGTACCCGTTCGCGCTGGAAGAGTACAGCGGTCCGAAGGATGGCGAATTTTACGACGGGAAGACCTGGCGGCCCGGCGTCCGCTTCGAGGTGAGGGATAGCGGCTATCTGTATGACCCGGACCAGGTGGCGATTGCCGATGGGATGGGCCAGATGGTGCTGGAGGTCGTCAGCCGCCATAAGCCTGGAAAGTTCCCAGAACGCACGTTTTTCCTCCGGAGCTTTGTAGACCCAAACGGGCGAACCTTCGGCAAAGCAAAGCTACGCGTCACAACAACACAGGCATTCAAGCGGATGGCCGCAGGTTATCGCCACGAATTTGAACGCGCCGACCAAAAACAGGACAAGGAACGCCCATGAGCAAGCCCAATCTGCCGCCGCTTCCTACTGAGCGCATCGGCGGCAAGGAAATGAGCCAAGTCTGGTTTCGTGCGCATGAGGTACGCGCCTACGCCGAGGAAGCTGTACGCCAGGCTCTGGCGGCGCAGGTGCCGGTGGCCTGGGTAATTCATGCACGCAAAGAACTAAGCGACCCACAGTTCTGTTGGGGGAATCCGGCGGGCATCTATCAATCGATCTATGTCCCCCTCGCCCTCATCCCGGAGAAAGGCGATGGACATATACCACGGTGATGAACAGTACGAGGTCCTCACTGCCACGGTGCAGGACGTATGCCAGACGCTGGGCAATCCAGCCAGCTGGGATGCAGATGGGCATGACGCGCTGTACTGGGTCAAGCGGCTGGACGATGCGGATTTCTTCGCCAACCTGAGCCACGCCGACTACATGTCGATCCTGTACGCGGTGATGAACAGCAATAGCCAATGGTGCTTGGCCCTGCAGCGGGATATCAAGCACGCAATCGCTACCGAACTTGAGGGGTGAGCATGAACACGATCAACGACGGTGGCCCGGCCTTCCTCAACGTGCCCGATGGCGCTGGCGATAGGTGGGGCACGTGGGATATGGGGATGACCCTTCGCGACTACTTCGCGGCCAAGGCCATGCAGGGAGATATCGCCGCCGGCGCCGACAAAAGGCCGGACGTCGCCGATTGTGCTGCCTGGGCCTACAAAATGGCCGACGCCATGCTGGCCGCCCGAGGCGCCCAATGATCCGCCGCCTCCTGAAAGACCGCGACAACGCCGTCGCCTCGCTGGTCGTCGCCGGCGTGCTGACTGCCCTGATCTTCGGCTACGGCGAAGTCCAGCAGCGCGACGAAACCATCATCGCCCAGGACGGGCGCCCGACCGCTTATGCGGCTAAGGAATGACATGGCCCAAACGACCGAACTCGCCGAACTGCCGCCCCAGGAAACCGCGCTGGAGGTGTATTCGAAGCCCTCGGGCCTGGAACCCTGGCTGGACAAGATCCGCGCCGAGGTGGCCGGCCATGTGCCGGACATGTCGACGAAGAAGGGCCGCGAGGCGACCGCCAGCCTGGCGTTCAAGGTACGCAAGTCCAAGACCGCGCTCGACGCCCTGGGTAAGCAGCTCGTGGACAACTTGAAGGACGTCCCGAAGCGGATCGATGCCGAGCGCAAGCGCATGCGGGACACGCTGGATGCCCTGGCAGATGAGGTGCGTAGGCCCTTGACTGAGTGGGAGCAGGCTGAGGAAGACCGAATCCAGCGCCACAAGGACGCGATTGAAGGCATCGTATCTCTGACCGTCAACTGTGGCGAATCGGTGGAATCCATCCGCGCAGCCGTCGCAGCGGTGGAAACCGTTGCCATCGGTCCAGAATGGGAAGAGTTCGAACCGGAAGCCGCCAGAGCGAAAGACAAGGCGCTGACCGGTCTGCGCGATCGCCTGGCCGCCCGCACAAAGTATGAAGCGGAGCAGGCGGAACTAGCCCGCTTGCGCGCCGCTCAAGCCGAACGTGAGCAGAAGGAGCGAGAAGAACGCATCGCCCGGGAAGCTGCCGAAAAGGCCCAACGTGAAGCCGAGGCCCGCGCCCAAGCGGAACGCGAAGCCGCGATCAGGCGCGCGCAGGAAGCCAAGGCAGCGGCCGAGCGCCGGGAACTGGAATTGAAGCTGCAAGCCGAGCAGGCTGAAAAGGCGGCAGCACAGGCCAAGGCAGACCAAATCGCCGCAGAACACCGCGCTGAGCAGGAGCGTCTAGCCGCCATCGAGCGTGAGAAGCAAGCCGCCGAGGCAGCCCGACAAGCAGAGATCAAGCGCCAGGCTGACGCCAAGGCAGCAGAAGAATCCGAGGCCCGGCGCCGCGAGGCCGACAAGGCGCACAAGGCCAGCATCAATCGCGCCGCCCTGGATGCGTTCGTCCGGGCTGGCATGCCCGAGGACTGTGCCAAACAGGCGGTCACGCTGATCGCCAAGGGACAGATCCCCAACATCCGAATCACTTACTGAGAACGCCATGACTGAAGTTATCGACGCCCCGGCCCGAGCAGTGGCCACGCAGCCCGAGCCGACCGCCGGCCAAGTCGCCGTACTCGCCGCCAACTCGCCCATGGGCATGATGATGGCTGCCGTCAAGCAAGGCATTCCCCTGGATCAGATCAAGGAAATGATGGCAATCCAGCGCGAATGGGAGGCCGACGAGGCACGCAAGGCCTTCAACGACGCCTTCGCCGCGTTCAAGGCCGAGAAGGTGGACGTCATCAAGCGCAAGCAGGTCGACTTCGCCACCTCGAAGGGTCGCACGCAGTACAAGCATGCCGAACTTTCCGACCTGACCGACGCTGTGGGCCCGGCACTGGCTCGCCACGGATTCTCCTGGAGCTGGACGCCCGAGCAGAAGAACGGCCGCATCTACATCACATGCACCCTGCAGCACCGGCTCGGCCATGAGAAGTCGGCAACGATGGATGCCCCCGCTGACGACAGCGGCGGCAAGAACACCATTCAAGCCATCGTCTCCACCACCACCTACCTGGAGCGCCACACCCTGAAGGCGGTTTGCGGAATCTCCGAAAAGGGCGACGACAACGACGGCGCGGGCGCGGACGACGCGGCTTATGACCTGCGCGACGAATGGATCAGCAAGCTGGCCCAGGCGGAAACGCTCGATGACGCTGCCACGGTCTGGCAGGAAGGCTGCAAGGCAATCGAGCCGACTAACAATCTCGCCGCTTTCGCCGCCTTCAAGAAGGCATACGGCGACAAACGCAACATGCTCAAGCAGGAGATCACATAATGGACCTGATTTTCCATAAGGCCCCTCAGGGAACGCCCGAATGGCTGGACGCCCGCCGTGGCGCCATCACTGGCAGCCGATTCAAGGATTGTCGTGACAAGCTGAAAGGCGGCTCTCCATCCAAGAAGTGTCAAGACTATGCAATGGACGTCGCGCGCGAACGTGTTGGCGGCCGCGCGCCGGAGATATTCGCCAATGCCGCGATGCGAACCGGCACCGAACAAGAGCCATTCGCACGTGCCGCCTACGAGGCAAAGACTGGAAATTTCGTGGAAGAGGCCGGATTCATCACGACCGAGGACCGCCTATTCGGCGTGAGCGTGGACGGCCTCGTTGACGACGACGGAATCATCGAGATCAAGACGATGGTTTCGTCCGGCACCCTCTTCACGGCCGTGGTAGACGGTGATATCAGCGCATACACCGACCAGTGCAATGGCGCCATGTGGCTTCTGGGCCGCAAATGGGTTGACCTCGTTCTGTGGGCGCCCGATCTGGAGCCCATCGGGCGGCAGCTTACGATCATCCGGATAGAACGAGACGACAACGCCATCGAAGATTTGGAGGCTGACTTGATGGCGTTCGAGCGCATGGTAACCAATTACGAAAACCTGCTCAAAAAGGAGGCAGCTTAATCATGGCCCAACTATTTGGCCTCGCCCGCATCGGCCGAGACGTCGTCGTACGCCGCACGCAGAACGGCGAGTCCGTAGCTAACTTAGCTCTGGCATTCACCTATGGCAAGAAAGACGCCGACGGCAGGCGCCCCACTCAGTGGGTGGACGCCTCGCTTTGGGGCCAGCGCGCTGAGACCCTCTCGCAGTACCTAACGACCGGCGTCAAGGTCAGCGTCACCATCGATGAAGTGCACATCGAAAACTACGAGCGCCAGAGCGGTGAGCGCGGCGCCAAGCTCGTGGGCCGCGTGTCCAACATCGAATTCGGTGGCGCACCACAGCAGCAACAGCCCGCCTCGGCGTCGTCCCGCCAGCAAGCGGAGCAGCGCACCGCGTCGCAACCCTCTCAAGCATCAACTCTGGCCGACATGTCGGACGACGTGCCGTTCTAGACTCTACGCCGCGCCGCGGCAAACTCCCAAGGAAAACCATGAACGACACGATCCAGTTGGATCTGGGCGGCGGTTCGCGCCTGGAGGTCCCTGCACGCATTGCGCTTGACGCACTTCTTGAGCGCTTGAGCTCCGCTCCTTCCCGACTGTCCAGGCCGGCCCTGATCGGTGCCACGCTACCCGGCCAAGGCGGGATCTACGCCGGCGACATTCTCGGCGATGACGGAACAGTCTACGGGCTTGTAGTGGCCGAAGATGACCTGCAAGGCACCTACCAGTGGAGCCCAGCCGACGGCGAGATCAAAGCCAGCAGTTGGGACGGACTGGTCAACACGAATACCCTGCTCCGTCAGTCCAGTAGCCACCCCGCTGCCCGCGCGGCTAAGGCCTACAGCGCAGATGGCCATGCCGATTTCTATCTGCCGGCCAAGCGCGAGATGCAAATCATCGCCGCCAACGTGCCGCACCTGTTCCAACCTGAGCCCTACTGGACTTCGACGCCCTACGGCTCCAACGGCGCCTGGGCGGTGTACTTCGAGGACGGCGCCGTCTACTACTGGCTCCGCGACGGCGAGTTCCGAGTTCGTCCCGTCCGCAGATTTACCTATTGATCCCTTTATCCCTTGAGCGGGCGAGGCCCGCAGGAGACTCGCATGACCGCTACCGCAACGACTACGCCCGCCATCGGGCAAGAATGGCCCGAACAGGGCGGACTCTTCATCGGATCCCGTCTGATTGACGGCGTAGTCCACCACCGCATCATCCCGGGCGGCGTTGAGTTCGATCTGGTAGATGTCGAGTTCGATGACCTGGCCGACGCAATAGCTGAACGCGGCGAGGTCAACGGCCATTCCGACTGGCAGGCGCCGGACCAGGAAGACATGATGCTGGCCTACATCAACACCCCGGACCTCTTCGACAAGGACGACTGGTACTGGACGAACAAGCCCTACGGCTCCTTCTACGCCTGGGCGGTGGATTTCGAGGGCGGCCGCGTCTACTTCTGGCTCCGCCGCAGCGAGTTCCGGGTTCGTCCCGTCCGCAGCATCATCGCTTAATCCCTTCATCCCTTTGCGGGCGTAGCCCGCCGATGCCATGGCCCTGCACACTGGGCCTAGGAGGATTTTCATGGACGTCGTATGGAAACCTATACCTGGGTTCCCTCGGTACTCAGCTAGCAACACAGGCTTGGTGCGCAGCGAAAAACGGCCTGTTTCAACTTTCCCCGACCGCAAGGGTTATCTGAAGGTCAAGGTGGCGCAGGGCGACGGACGGCGTGTCGGACGCCTTGTTCACCGGCTTGTTGCCCTGGCCCATCTTGGCAATATCCCGGACGGCCTAGTTGTATGCCATATCAACGGCGATAAAACCGACAACGCAGTATCCAACCTTCGCATATCGACCTCCTCGGAGAACGAACTCGATAAGCGCAGTCACGGCACCGCGCCCGTTGGCTCAAACCATCCGCGTAGCAAGCTGACCGAAACCGAGGTTTTGGAAATTCGCGCAATGCATGCCAAGCGCACGCCCGGGCGAAGCGCAGCAGCCCTTGGAAGAAAGTACGGCGTCTCCGGCGATACCGTCTGGCGCATCGTCCACCGCGAACTCTGGGCGCATATCTAACCCACGGCTTCCTCCCCTGTCCCTGCATCCCCCGAGCCCCCGCAAAGCTGGCGGGGCTGCCCTTCTTTGCCTGGAGATGTTATGCGCCACACAGATAAATGGTTCCCCGACGAGGACGATGACGCTTCAGGCGAGATTAACCCTGTCGCTTACGCCTTGGCTGCTTTTGCCGTCTACGTTGCCCTGGCTGCCATCTGGATATTCCGCAGCGAGATTTGGAGCTGAGCATGAACAACGAATGGAAGACCATCGACAGCGCGCCGAAGACAGGGCGCACTCTGCTGCTTGGATACTGGAATTCCCACGGTAACTGGCGCACAGTTCGTGGACGGTGGATGTCTCTCGAATACATAGCTGAGCACTGGGAAGACCCGGACGAAGCAGAGGAAGGATGGTTCGAAACCGCAGTCGAGGCCGATGACGCGCCGAACTGCTGGTCGGTCAGTCCCTCGCACTGGCAACCCATGCCCGTGCCTCCCTGCCCGACCTGCAATGACCAGGGCGCGGTCGGCAATATCCTGACCGCCGCGCCGTGCCCTGAATGCACCCCTCCCGCCAGCGCACAGGACGATGCGAAGGACGAGCGCCAGGCGGACGCTTGCCCGCGTTGCGACGGTAGCGGCGAGATAACCGTGATGAGTGACAACAGCCCGGACGCGCATGACGTGATTTTCTGCTGCGACCACTGCCAGGGGTCGCGGGCAGCGACGGACGCCGCCAAGTATCTTGCGGCCGCTCTGTCTGGCGAGAAATACCGGCACATGCAGCTATGGGGCGAATACCGCAACTTCCACCGCAGCCTGTGCGCACGCTTCGGATACGGCCATGACCAGGTGCATTTCCGCCGCGATCTGGTGTCGTTGGAAGAGGCCATCGCCGCCAAGGTCAGCGCTCCCGCTGCTGGCGATGCGGAGACCAAGTCATGAAAATGCCCGTCCCTGGATTTGAGAGTTACAGCGTTGATTCTGATGGCATCGTCTATGGAAAGAACGGACTTCCCATGCGTCCATGCAAGAACTGGAAAGGGTATCTACGAGTTTGTTTTCATCAAGACGGGAAAAAGCGGTACAGCAGCGTACACGCACTGGTGCTGGAAGTATTTGTTGGACCGCGTCCAACGGGGATGCAAGCCTGCCATTTCGACGGGGACAAGTCGAACAACAGGCTGAGCAATCTTCGGTGGGCAAGCCAATCGGAGAACCAGAAGGACAACGCTCGCCTTGGGACGATAGCCAAAGGTGAAAAAAATGGAGCGGCCAAAATCACCGCCGAACAAGCACGTTTGATTGTCGAACGACGCATGGCAGGGGGGAAAGAATGGGGCCGCGCCGCTATCGCCGCAGAACTGGGAATCAGTGTAGATCTGGCATCCAAGATAGCGCATGGAAAGCTTTGGCAGCACGCTACGGGCATGCAGTACCAGCGGATGGCAGCCTCTCAGCAGCAGGAGGGGTAGACATGGCCCGCATTGGATATGCTGACCCGCCGTACATCGGATGCGCCCACTTATACAAAGACCACCCCGATTATGCAGGTGAAGTGGACCATGCCGAACTTGTAGCGCGCCTCGAACGCGATTTTGATGGGTGGGTTCTGCATGCGTCTGCAACCCCACATAGCATCGCCGTCCTAGCACCCCTCGTTGAAAAGACAGGCGCCAGGTGGATGACTTGGGTCAAAGGCTTCGCGGCGTTCAAGCGAAATGTCCCGGTGGCGTACGCGTGGGAACCAGTAATCGTCAAACCCGCACGAAAGCCGGTGGTAAGCAAGCGGCTAACCATGCGCGACTGGATACAGGAAAGCATCACGCTGAAGCGCGGTCTCACTGGTGCAAAGCCAGAAGCCGTATGTCATTGGGCTTTCGAAGTCGTGGCGGCTAGACCGGAAGACGAACTTGTTGATCTATTTCCTGGCACTGGGGCAGTGACCCGCGCCTGGACTTCATGGCAAGGGAAGTTTGCGCTTCCCGACGATGGCCCACTGTTTTCTCAGGAAAAGACCAAATGACCATCAACAATCACACTCCCCCACTGCTGACAGACGAAGAAATCCTGGCCCTCGAAATCGAGGCCGGCGGCACGTTCGCCCAGGGGCCGGTCCCCTTCGCCCGCGCCGTCGAATCCGCCCTGCTGTCCAAGCTGCGCGCGGAAGACGCGCAGGCGAGCGATGAGCGGGCAGCTTTTGAGGCGTATGTCCAAAAGCGATTCGGCGGCTTGGCCGAGCCGTGGGACGCCAACGCTGCGCGCTACCCGTATGGTCCCGATCAGGCACGTTGGGAGGCTTGGCGGGCGGCCCTGGCCTGGTACGCGGAGCAGGTCGCTGGCTGCCGAAAGATTGGCGCAGACGGCGATGCCGCCCGCCAAGCGCTGGACAAAGACGGTGGCAGGCGTGCCCGCGCCGCCCTGGCAAGCGCCCCTGTAGCCGGGGAGGCGAAGAACTACCCAGGCGACAACGTGGCCGAGCGGCTGGACAAAATGGCCGACGACCAGCCGCCGGGGTCACAGGTGCAAAGTGATCTGTACGCGGCGGCCACAATCTGGCGCAAGCATATTGCTCATCGTGCCGCGCCCCAGGCCAGCGAGGCGGATGGCCTGATAGACGCCTTGGGGCAGTGCCGCGATGCGTTCCCCATCCCGGACAAAGTAGGCTCCAAGCTTGATTTGCTTTGGCAGGAAGCCATGAGCGATCCGACAGCGGTGCCGGAATATGTGAAATTGTGCGCCGCCCTGTCCGCGCAACCGGGAGCGCAGAAGGGGAAGAGCGATGAGTGACACCTACCCGATCCGCCTCCCATCCGGCGGCAAGGCGTTCCTGATCCTTCCCGACCCATTCACGCGGGCGGACGCGGAACATGTCTGCCGCTGGCTGGAGTTGATTGCTGAGGATCCGCCGTCCCACCCCAAGCAGCACAACGACGGAGGCGCTGTTTATGACTAATTAATGAGTCATAAACTGCACTAATGCTTTATTAATGGATCAATCATGAATATAGAAGAACTGGAACAGATAGCCCAGCGTCCTAGCTGCTGCAAGCCCTTCGGGGCCAGCGTGACGCTCAGTGTTGGCGAGCGCGATGAGCTGGTGGTGATGGCGAGGCAGGCCATTGGATCTCTCCCCGCAATCGACTCAGACGACAACCAACCCTGGGGTCAAACTGACCCCGCCACTGCCTTCCACCTAATCGACCGACACGCAGAGAACTGGGCACATGCCGGCGTCCTGATGGAGCGATGGGCCCGTGCTTGGGTTGCAGCAAACCCCGCGGCGAAGGATGAAGATGAATGATGCAATCCAGCGCCTGCTGGACACCACGAAACACGCATGGATTACACAGCCCGCCTAGCGCGGGCTTCGTTTTGGAGGCGATATGTTGCAACGTGCGGTAGAGCCTGCAGTGCAGGTCGCGCCGGCACCCTATGTGACGATAGCGCTCGCCGCTACCATCACGGGCCTTACGGAGAAGGCGATCCGCCGTAAGATCGAAGCCGGCAAATGGATCGAAGGGCGCGAATGGATCCGCTCCTGCGACGGCGGAATTTTCATTTCAATGGCAGGGTACCGACAATGGGTAGAAAAGGGACAGGCGTAGAGATCCGCGAGAAGTCCATCCGGATTTCCTTTACCCTCGATGGCGCCAAGAAACGGGAAACCCTCAAGGTGAATGGCACGCCCATGCTGCCGACGCCAGCCAACATCAAGTACGCAGAGCGGCTGGCAATCGAGATCCGGGAGAAGATCCGTCACGGCGCTTTTAGCATGGCGGAGTACTTCCCGGAGTCGGTCGCCGAAGTAGACGGTACGGTTGGCGGTCAGCTGGACGTCTGGGTCGCATCGCAGCGCATCGAGAACTCCACCAAGGACGGGTATTCTAGCGCCATCAAGTTCTGGAAGAACGGCGTTGCCGATAAGCACGGGCTGCGCCTTGGGCAAATTCCCCTGCGCCGCCTGAAGCTCAGCCACATCCTGACCGTCATAGCCAGCCGGCCGGACCTGACCGGGAAAACCGTCAACAACTATGTATCCGTCCTGCGGCAGGCCCTTGAGTTGGCAGTACAGGACAAGGTTCTGACCGACAACCCGGCCGAGGGTGTGCCGCGGGCCAAGCACCAGAAGGAGCCGCCCGATCCTTTCAGTCTTGAAGAAGCCGAGGCCATCATCGCCTATGCGGCCGAGAAGTATCCAGAGCCGGTCTACAACATGATCGAAGCTTGGTTTTTCACCGGCCTGCGTACGTCCGAAGTGTTCGGCACCCGATGGCCTAATGTCGATCTTAGGGACAAGACCGCTCAAATCGTGGAGGCCATTGTCCGCGGCGAACGAAAGTCCCGAACAAAGACCAATACCGGTCGTCTGGTCAAGCTCAACAGCCGCAGCTTCGCCGCCTTCCATCGGCAGGAGAAACACTCGCGGATGCGTGGTGAGCAGGTTTGGCTGGACCCCAGGTATGGGACGGCCTGGGAGGATGAGCGGGCGTTTCGCCGCAGCTATTGGTCACCGGCCTTGAAAATCTTGGGAATCCGATACAGGCGCCCATACAACATCCGTCACACCTACGCGACGATGATGCTGATGGCTGGCATGCGCCCGGCGTTCTGCGCCAAGCAGATGGGGCACAGCATCCAGGTGTTTCTGACCACCTATGCAAAGTGGCTGGACGGCGCCCACGACGACCTTGAAATGGCCAGGCTAGAGTCCGCAATTACCCCGAATGTTCCCCGAGAAAACAAAACAGGCACCTAAGTGCCTGTAATGTATGGGAATTTTTTGGGGTGGCTGATGGGACTCGAACCCACGACAACCGGAATCACAATCCGGGACTCTACCAACTGAGCTACAGCCACCACTGGTACTGCTTGCTTCGCTGCGCGGCCTTGAAAAAAGGTGCTCATCAACGAAGAGGCCGAATTCTAGCACGTTTTTTTGAATGGTGTACGAGGCCGTGGCGAAAATGGACTTGCCTGGGCGTGGGGCCTTGATATGCTTGCGCATTGACCGCCCCCGGAGACCGTGGTTTACCCCCTCGTCATGGACCGCATACACGCTATTTTGATCGATTACTGGCCTCATCTGGTATTTGCCATCAGCGTCGTGGCCGGAACGGGCGCGGCGGTGCATGCCGCGATGACGAAGCAGGACGTGCGGGCGGCCATCGGCTGGGTGGGGGTGGCGCTGTTTTCGCCGCTGTTCGGGGCGCTGTTCTATTTCGTGGCGGGGATCAACCGGATCCGCAAGACGCGGCTGTCGCAGCAGCGCGACGAGGCGATGGTGGTGGACGCCGAGCAGGTGGAGACGGCGCCGGTGGACGTGGTGCAGGTCTCGGGGCCGCAGTTCGCGTCGCTGAAGGTGCTGGGCGACCGCGTCAGCCGTTTCCGGCTGTTGGGCGGCAACGCGGTGCAGCCGCTGGCCGGCGGCGACGAGGCGTATCCGGCCATGCTGCAGGCGATCCGCGAAGCGCGCCATGCGGTGGCGATGCAGAGTTATATCTTCGACAACGATCCGATCGGGCGCGAGATGGCGCAGGCGCTGATCGAGGCGCGGGCGCGCGGGGTCGAGGTGCGGGTGCTGATCGACGCCATCGGGTCCAAGTATTCGCGCCCGCCCATCGTGCGCATGCTGGCGCGCGGCGGCGTGCCGGTGGCGCGCTTCATGACCAATCCGCTGGGGGTGCTGCGCATGCCCTACGCCAATCTGCGCAGCCACCGCAAGGTGCTGGTGATCGACGGGCGGGTGGGTTTCACCGGCGGGATGAACGTGCGCGCGGCCTTCGTCAGCGCGCTGGCCGGGCCGGCGACCAACCGCGACACGCATTTCCGGGTCGAGGGGCCGATCGTGACGCAGCTGATGTCGGTGTTCGCGCATGATTGGAATTTCACGACGCACGAGTCGCTGCCGGCCAGGCCGTGGTTCGATCCCAGCGCGCAGCCGCGCAGCGGCCGGGTGCCGATGCGCTGCGTGCCGTCCGGCCCGGACCGCGCGCTGGGCAGTTCGCACAATATGCTGCTGGGCGCGCTGGCGGTGGCGCAGCGCCACGTGCGCATCCAGTCGCCCTACTTCCTGCCCGACCAGACGCTGATCGGCGCGCTGGCCACGGCCGCGCGCCGCGGGGTGACGGTAGACATCGTGATTCCCGGCAAGAACAATCTGCGGCTGGTGGACTACGCGATGACGGCGCAGCTGGACCAGGTGGTGCGCACCGGCTGCCGGGTGTGGCGCTCGCGCGGGGCGTTCGACCATTCCAAGCTGATGACGGTGGACGACGCCTGGGCCTATGTGGGCTCGTCCAATCTGGACCCGCGCAGCCTGCGGCTGAATTTCGAGCTGGATACGGAGATCTACGATCCCGAGGTGGCGCGCTGGATCGCGGCCCGGGTCGATGCGCTGATCGGCCAGGCCAAGCGCGAGACGCTGGAGAGCCTGCACCAGGCGCCGTTCGCCAAGCGGCTGCGCAACAAGGTGATCTGGCTGGCGACGCCTTATCTGTGA